CTTTGCAAGATTCTTTATCAGTCTCAGTAACTTCAAGAGTTACTCTTTCTCCAACTTTAAATTCTTTCATCACTTATCTCCTTTCTTTTTAGGAACATACTCATCTAACTCATCGTCAAACTCATAGCAGTCTGGGCAGTAGTGCTTATCACCTATCTCTGCCCATTTGCTTTCCATTGCTTGTTCTTTTGCAGTGCCTTCGTCCACCCAAGCCACAATGCCATTAAACTCATCAATGAATGACTTTCCGCATCTGTTACATATTACAGAATACATAGTAACTGGCTTAATCATTACTCACCTCCTTTTTTTTTGTCAGTAAATCATCAATGTAGAGCCACTTGTCAATTAGCCCTAAGAACTTTTGGTTATCTTCGTCACTGCACCACCAATGATGCCAAGTATCATAGTTATATAAGTATACAATACCATCCTTGAATTTAACCAAGCATTCAACAAACTCATTTTCTTGATTAGTCATTTTAGGCTCTTCACTTGCATCATGCCACAAGTCCTTCAAGAACTCATTGATAGCCCAGCGAGCACCATCCTTGAAATCTTCAATACTTCTAAGCTGAAAATATGAAGTTTCGTTGATATGCTTGCTGAGTGCTTGTACCCTTGCAGCAATATCAATTTCTTTATCGTCTATCATAACCATCCAATTAATTTACACATTATTAGATAAATATTATGAGCATAGCGGGCGGACGGATGATTATTACAGAAGTCTCCTAAATCACTCGTCCAATCTAAAACCCACTTTGCGTGTAGTAACAACCACAAATCTCTTTTCATCCTTTCCACTCATCAGTTGTACCCAAGAGGTGCTTGGTCTCCTCGTTGTAAGGGATGCAGTGTCTCCACATATTACCCACGCAAGAGAAGCGATAATATAAAACATCAACAAATCTATTATGACTGAAAAAATCTGCTTTCCACTCTTCATCACCGGAGTCTCTCACCAGCACCTTATCAAATGGCTTAAACTCACACTTCTTAGGCAAGTCCTCAAACAGTTTTGTATCTGGATTCCAACGCTTACCTTCTTTGGCTAGAGCATCGAAGAGCTGCTGCTTCTCCTCTTCGCTTGCTAGGCGAGGTGTTCTTCCGCAAGCTAGTACTTCACTACAAAAGTTAAGTTTTTCTAGCGAAACGTTAAGATAAGCATAACTATTAAATCCTAGCAATGTATCACCATCATTATAAATGGCGATTATTTTAGCGAGATTCATTTCTTCGTTTTTGTCTACCACCACTATATCCCCATCCTTGAACTCATGCTGCTTTTCGATTTCCAAAGTCTCTAGGTTGAGCTTGCCACCTAATTTTTCCTCAATACATTTGATAAAAGATTTCGCCTCCTTTTCTGATGCTAAAGTATGTAAATTGGTATCAAGAAAAGCATCTTCTACCAAATTAATTGTCTTTGCATAGAAACTAGTATAGTTGTCATTTGCCCATCTATCGAAGAGTATCTTTAAACCTCTGCTATTTACCAACACATCGCCCTTCTTCCAAGAAAACTTTGTCCAATCACGCATTTCCTTAGAAGGAAAGAGAATCTGTAAACCATCAGGATAACCTCTTTCTGTACCAAATTCGGAATAACCACGATGGCAAGTAGTATTATTATTAGTCTCATTCGTACACCAGACTACTATTTCTGTATCTGTAGTACTGATAGTATCTAACTCTACATCTATATTATGCAACCAGTCATACAACTTAGTTCCTTGCGGTTTATCCTTTAAAATAGCCGCTATATTAATTTTTGTCTCCATATCACTTCACTCTTTTAAATTGAACATTCTTTCCGTCTTTTCTGTCGATTGCGGCACAACAAATATCTTTGCAGATATTTTCATAAATATTGCTGCTTATCTCGTCAAAGAAGCAACCATTACATTCTTCTGTCTCGCTTTCAACCACCTTCAAGACGATTTCTGAGCCTATAGGTAAATCTTCCATAACTAAACCAATTTTTGTGTTAAACAATACTGATAGTAACTTATACTGCCAACGTATTTTGATATTCTTGGCAGCTCACCATCATAAGGAGTGACTTTCAATCCATCAATGAAATCAGCATTCTCAGTTGCTACCTCAGTATTATGCTCATTTATAAACACCTTTTGCGCTGACGTAGAATGGCTTTCAGCTCTCAGCTTACCGAGTGACCGCCAAACCTGCTTGCGATGGATAAATAATCCATGCAAAGGAATAGTCTTTACTTCTACTTTTGTTTCCATATCTAATTTCTCATTATGTAACACTTGATAACCTTATGAACCGCATTTGGCTGCGATTTATTAAACTCATCCATTATATGACGCTCCATTTCCTCGGGGAAAATGGGCTTTGTCGGCTTCGGTATAGTGAGGACGGCTTGTATCTTTGCCCCCCCATCCAAGGTAAGCAAACATCTACGACTAATTTTCTCAAATAACATTTTTGTATCTCCTATATTTAAACGTTAAACAAAATCTTAGTTTTTTATAATCTAATTATATACCATACCAGCGAAACCTGAGCCAAGAGCATAAGAATTAGAATATACTTTATTTATTATCTTACCCTTTATGTATGTATAGTTATTGAGTATCATATCCTCTATATAGTTCAATGATTGTATAAAACGCTTTTCAATATTTCTAAATTTGCGCAAAATTAGATTTTCTGTTGCGAACTTGACCGTATCGAATGCGTTTTTGATGCTGATACCGAGTTTCTTTGCCATGTACTTATATGAAATTCCGTTATCAGAGAATTTTTCGCCATAGCCGAAACGATTACAAGCCTTCTTCGCCTCCTTTAATTGCTTCAAGCCTTTTGGGTGCTTGGACTGCTGAATCATTTGCTTAGCGTATTCCTTATGATTCTGAATCTCAATGATGAGCATCACGGAAAGAGTCTTCTCTATTTGTTTTATTTCTTGTGCATAGGCGTTTTTCTTTAAGTTTTTATCTTCTGTGAAAGTAATATCGGGAACGATTGCGTTCCTGTGCGAGGTGTGACTTTTCAGGGATTTAAAGACGAGGCATTTCTTATCCTTGCCAGTCTCCTCGATGAGTTCCATCTGACGGAGTACGGCGAGGCGTTGGCGTATGGCTGATGCGCTCACACCAGTAAGCTCATGTAGCTTGTTAACCGACCATCCCTTGACGGTCGAGGATTGCGCCTTGCTCTTTACAAACAAGGAGAATGCTATCGCCTTTCTTAGCTGAGAATTGCAATACATTTGATGCAATATCTTTCTCCTTATCTGTTTCATATCCTTAAATATAAAAAGAAAGAGCGACAAAGAAGGTCAACTTTCTCTGCCGCTCTGTATTTAGTGATGCCCGAAAGCACCCAACCAAATCCTAATTCACTCGGAATGTCTCAATCGGTGTTGACCTTGTACCAAAGGAAACATTATCTAAGATTTTAACTAATTAATAGCTCTTTCTATCTTTCGACACCGCAAAATTAATAATTTTCTTTTAATTAGCCAAATATTTTATTAATTATTTTTAATTTATTAAGACTTTACCTATTAGTATTAATAGTTTTTTATACCTTTGTTGGCGATTTTCTTATTAAATGACCAAATAAAAAGTTATTGTGTATGATTTATAGCCAATACGAGCAATACGAGCTATCAGACCGCATCATGAGGGCAGTCTGTGAGGTTGGGGGAATAACCTTCCTACAACTATGCTCAACCGCCAAGACGGTCAAGCTCAACGCCCTTCGGGGTCTCTACTGCCTCATTAGCCGTGATTATTGCATTCACCCCGACCGCACGGCACGTCTCATGTGCCGCACAAGAGTGAACGTCATCAATCAGGCGAAGAAGTACCTTGAATATTTACAGGCGAAGGACAAGTATGTACTTTCCCTCCATAATCAGATTGTTCAACTCTTAAAAACCAACAAGAAAAAATGAGAAGAAACGATTACGAGCTTACGATGTCCGACCAACTCTTCCCAACGGACAATGACTTAGAGATACCTACGCTTGACCTCTCAATGCAAGCCAAGGACATACAGATTCCCTTCCTCTGCTTCGGCGAACAGAAGCGCACCTTCAATCTCGGCGGCACTGGCACGCTACACTTCTATACGGATGATTACCGCTTTTCCTCCGTGTTCGAGCATCCCGAGAAGATATACGCACAGCACAATCCTGCCAATATCGTTGAGCCTAACTTCTCGCTCTATAACGAGACCCCGATTTCCTTCGGTATGCAGGCATTATATAAGAAGCGGTGGATTTCCCGAGCCATTCAATCAAAGGGCATCGGCATCTTCGTTGACCTTAACGTGGCACAGAAGTGGTATCAGCTCAATATGCTTGGCGTGCCTCGTGGATGGCGTGCCTTCGCCACTCGTGGCTACTCTGACCGATTGAATAACCTCGCCTTCGAGCTTTCCATCGCCAAGGACTGGGCAGAAGGGCAAACGCCTATCTTCGTCATTTACGGAGGCGGTGACGTGTGCCGCAACTTCGCAAAGGAGCACGCCGCCGATGGATGCGTCTATATCAACCCTGTGGTGACAACCAAGAAGAAGCTCGCCGCCTTGCAAAAGATTCATGAGGGAATTGCCTTCCTCGGCGAGGAGTTCTCTGTGCGCAAGGAACTCGACAAGATGACACCTTTCAGCAACCAACTGGAGGACTTCCGAAAAGATGGCGAGTGTAAACAATTGGAGAAAAAGTAACTTTGTTTATTGCGAGGTATGGCTCTTTGGGCTGTACCTCGTTTCTTTTTCTTACCTTTGCATCGGCTATAAGAAAGGATGTTTTGTATATACCTTAATATATAGATTTAAGTTTTTAGTTAGAATTTGGTTTTGAATTTCTACTTGTGTGTAGATTATTAATAGGAAAGTAATGGTTTTTAGGATTGAGAGGTTGCTCGGGATGAGTAGCCTCTCTTTTTTATTATCTAGGATTTATTTGTTTACACGCACTCTATGAAAAACGCATAAATCAAATAAAATATCGGTAACTTTGCGGAATAAATTAATTAAAACGTAAAAGTTATGGCAAGAGAAAAGAGAATCTCACAGAACCCAGTCATCGCAAAGGATGAGCTTCTTGTAAAGCTGGGTTTTCGTGAAATGATTGACATTACAAAGCTCCTCTATAATGAGGGGCAGATTGATGGCGTTCCAAAGAACCCTCGCTACTTAAAGGAGAGCGAGCACGACAAGCTCGTCAAGTCACTCGCCGATAGCCCAGAGCTCTTAGAGTACAAGCCTTTGATGGTTTATGGCTTGGAGGATGGTACATACGTCACCATCTGCGGTAATATGCGCCTCAGAGTGGCTAACGAGTTACGCATCGGTGGAAATACGAACTTCGATAAGCTGCCTTGTTTCGTCTTGAAGACCGATACCCCAATTCAGAAAATCAAGGAGTATGCTATCAAGGATAACGTGCAAGCTGGTAATTGGGATTGGGATGAGCTTGCCAATGGTGAATGGGAAACCGATAATTTGCAGAATTGGGGCGTTGATTGCTCTTTTCTCAATACCGATGAGGATGATACCGATATTGATGAGCTATTCGAAGATGCTCAAAATACCGAAAGTAAAGCCAAAGATATTAAGCTCTCCGTCCATATTCCACAAGAGTTGGAAGATAAGGTAGATGAGATTAAGGAGATTATCAAGTCTGCCGTTTCCGAATACGAAGGTGTGGAAATAAAATAATAGAGATATGGAAGTCTATCTTGCGGGAGGGCTTACTGGAAATCTTAGTAAGTTTTGGAAAAGTGTCAGTATGGAATTATATATAGCAGGGACTTTAAGCAGACCCTATGTTTATGAAAAGGCTATGGGAGTTTTTTTAGCAGGCGAACCCCCATTAAAGAACATCAAGGATGCCGATTGGGAAGGATTAAATATATTGGAAACTTACTATTATCTACAGAATAATAAAGAGTTTCCTCGATTGATAGGCAATTTTCAGAATTTCCTATTAGATAGTGGTGCTTTCACATTTATGTCGGGAGCAGGTGTAGTTGATTTCGATAAATACGTAGAAGGATATGCTGCATTCATTAAGAAGTGGAACGTAAAGAACTTCTTTGAGCTTGATATTGATTCCGTTGTTGGTATCAGAGAGGTTGAAAGACTTCGTGAAAAGCTCGAAAGATTAAGTGGACGTAAGCCTATCCCCGTTTGGCATAAGTCACGAGGGAAAGAGTATTTTGTTGAAATGTACAAGAATTACCCTTATGTGGCTATCGGTGGCATCGTAACCAAAGAAATACCTATCAATAAATATGAGAAGTTATTTCCTTGGTTCGTAAAGACAGCACATAAATATGGCTGCAAGATACATGCCCTTGGATATACAAATATCAGAGGATTGCATACGTATCACTTTGATTCCGTGGATTCTACAGCTTGGCTTTATGGTAATATGAGCGGTTCTATATATAAGTTCAATGCCAAGAACGGAACTATGAATAAAACCAAAGCACCTGAGGGCAAGAAACTTCGCTCAAAGTTGGTTGCTGCACATAATTTCGGCGAGTGGGTACGCTTTATGAAGTACGCCCGTGCAAGATTATAAAAGATAAATATTTAAATTTTAATTTGTTATGAAAGATTCATTGATTATTGTATCAGGAGGTATGGACTCGGCAACTCTCCTGCATGAGAAGAAAGAGAGCATTGCTCTCGCTATTTCTTTTGATTATGGCTCTAACCACAATCAGAAGGAGATTCCTTTTGCTAAGTTGCATTGTCAGCGACTTGGTATCAAACATATTGTTATTTCACTTGGCTTTATCCACGACTACTTTAAGTCGTCTCTCCTTGAGGGCGCAGAAGCTATCCCCGAAGGTAATTACGATGATGAGAACATGAAATCAACCGTAGTTCCTTTCCGTAACGGCATCATGCTCTCTATCGCTTGCGGTATCGCAGAGAGTAATGGATTAAAGAAGGTGCTTATTGCTAACCATTTCGGCGACCACGCTATCTATCCAGACTGCCGCAAGGGCTTCATCGATGCCATGTCAGAGGCAATGAAGAATGGTACTTACGAGGGTATTACCATTGATGCTCCTTACACCAACATTACGAAGACAGATGTTGCTCGCCACGGCAAGAAGCTTGGTATCAACTACGCTGAAACTTGGAGCTGCTACAAGGGCGGTGAGAAGCATTGCGGTAAGTGTGGTACTTGTATGGAACGCAAGGAAGCTCTCCGTGATGCTGGTATCTCTGACCCAACTGAATACGAGGATGAGTAAGGCAAGTGGAGGTACACGAAACTATTCGGGTAATCCTAAGACGATGGCTAAGAGAGAATCAGAATTTCAAGCCATCGTCTCTACGGGTAACTATAAAGATAGCTACTTCGATAAAAGCGGCGGTTATTATGTGGTACATAACAACCATAATAAGATTGCTGACCCGAATACCAATAAGGAAATGTATGCCGCAGAAGTTCTTGCCAAAAAGGGTTATCGTGTATATTTGATGAGCGAAATGTCGTATATAACGGGAGCGAAGAAGACTGATGGCTTCAAAGAGCACGCCGTGATGGATATGAAAACCATTAACTCGGCGAGTGCCTATAAGGTAGAGAATGCGTTGAAGAGTGCTGCAAAGCAAGGGGCAGAGGTTGCTATCCTCATACAGAATAACAAGGCTATGACAAAGGAATATGTCAAAGACCAAATTTCTATGTATCTCACTCATGCAAAAGGAAATGAAAGAGGTAACTTAAAAGAAGTTATTGTTGTTGGCTTATCAGGCAATGTTCATCGCCATAAGCTATAAGACAAAGAATAGCAAAGCAGGTACACCTCTTTGCCTTTGAAGAATAAGCGTGAAATCGAGCAGCCAGTGTACTGACCCACCCGATTTATTCCTCTCGGTCGCAAAATTAAGAATAAAAATTGGAATAACAAAATAAAAGAAAGGAAAATTATGTATTACGTTTCAAAAAGAATGGAGATTGCCGCTTGTCATAAGCTGAATCTCTCTTATGAAAGCAAGTGCGCCAACATTCATGGGCATAATTGGATTATTACTGTCTATTGTAAGGCTAAAAAGCTGAACGAGGATGGTATGGTGATGGACTTCAAGCATATCAAGCAGAAGATTCATGGCTACCTCGACCACGGCAACCTCAACGAGCTTTTGCCTTTCAATCCTACTGCTGAGAATATCGCTAAATGGATTGTTGCTCAGTTCCCAGAGTGCTACAAGGCAAAGGTACAGGAGAGTGAGGGCAATATCGCCGTTTATTGTGACGATGATAAGATTGACGGAAAGGAGGTTCTCTAATGGCCAGGTACAAGGTAAATGAAATCTTCTACTCTATCCAAGGTGAGGGAAGACACGCAGGCAGAGCGGCTATCTTCGTCCGCTTCTCGGGTTGTAATTTAAAGTGTCCTTTCTGTGATACTGATTTTAAGAAGTATGAGGAAATGGGAGCTATTGATATTCTGAATAAGATTCAGTTGCTCTCACCCGATTGCAAATTCGTTGTCTTTACGGGCGGTGAGCCTACATTGCAAGTGGATGAGGAGCTTACTACCCTTCTCCAAAATTTGGGCTACTATATCGCTATGGAGACCAACGGAACGCACAAGATTCCAGGCGGTATCAACTGGGTTACTTGCTCTCCTAAGTGCTTATTCGTTAAAGGTGCAGAACCTATCATAAAGACTGCTACCGAAGTGAAGGTTGTCTTTGATGGTGAGCACGAGATTACCGATTGCAATATTGATGCAGATTACTACTACGTTCAGCCTTGTGATGTAGGCGATAAGGAAAAGAACGCTAAGATTCTAAAGCAAACGGTTGATTTTGTGGAAAAATACCCTAAGTGGCAGCTCTCTCTTCAGCAGCAGAAGATTATTAATGTAAGATAAAATATAAGATATGGAAAAGATAACAAAAGAGCAAGCAAAAAAAAATATTAGACAACTGCTTGAGTATATCGGTGAAGACCCTAACCGCAAGGGCTTAGAGGGCACACCTGACCGCATTATCAGAATGTGGAAAGAAATATTCAGAGGTTATGACCCTTCACAGAAGCCGAAGATTACCACCTTTGATAACAATGATGACGGTATCGTCTATGATAACATGGTTATCGACCAAGGCGATTTCCATTCAAACTGCGAGCATCATTGTGTGTGGTTTTGGGGCAAGTATTGGTTCGCATATATTCCGAACCCAAAGGGAAAGATTCTCGGTATCTCTAAGATTGGTCGTGTAGTTGATTACTGCTCCGCTCGCTTACAGATACAGGAGCGATTGGTACACGACATCGTAGATATGCTGAAAGAGGCACTGGGTAACGAGTACCCACCTCTTGGTATTGCTCTTGTTATGAAGGGTCATCACTCTTGCAAGGAGTTTAGAGGCGCAAAGAAGAAGGGCATTATGACCTCTTCTTACCTCGAAGGCGTATTTAAGGATGACGCTCAGGTAAGAGCTGAGTTTATGCAAACTGTAAACAATAGTGGCTATGAGTAAGTCAAAATCCATAAAGACAGAGTTAGAGGAGAGGCTTGAAATCGCCTCTTCTCAGCTTTTCACGATGAATGAGAAGGTGAGTTTGATGGAGAAGTTGCTTGCGCAGCCGATGAGCAAGGTGAGGGAGTTTCAAGCTGATGCTACCCTACCTTCCTTTGTCCGCAACTTGGCTCAGCTGCTATGGAATAATCAGCTGCCCGATTATCTCGACTGCCTTGATAAGTGCCGCAGGATGGCTGCTGAGGACAAGGAGGCACGCAAGGAAACGTCATTCATATAAAATTGAATAATTCTTCAGAAATAAAGCGAAATAAATTAACTATAAAGCGATAATTATGCCAAAAGGTTACCCAAAGACAGAAGAAGGTCGCAGAAAGCAGAGGGAGATACTCGCCAAGCACGCTTTCAAGAAAGGAAGCAATCCTAACCCACATGGGCGACCTAAGAAAACGATGCGTACCTTCATTGAGGAAATGGAGGCAGAGGGTTATGAGTGCCCTTCTCCCGAGCAGATTTCAAAGTCATTCCTTTACTTGGGCACTTTGCCCGAGGAGAAACTAAAGGAGGTGCTTGCCGACAAGGAACGCCCGATGATGCAGCGTATCATCGCCAAGGGCATTCTTGCTAACAAGGGCATCGACATCTTGGAGCGCATCATTGACAGAGCCTATGGCAAGGTTCAGCGCATCGACATCACAAGCAAGGATGAGCAGATTAAGCAGCCAGAGGCTTTGCAAATCCACTTCGTTGCCAACTCAACCGAATACAATAAGGTGCTTGAAGAGATACAGAAAGCGAAGGAGGAAAAGGATAAAGAGCCAGATAAGGAATAGTGTATAACTGATATAAACGGAGATAGAAAGGATAGCGAGAGTATATGCCGCATGTGTTTTTGACAAAGAATTATATGAGGGTGGATGCTGCAAGAAAGGCAGGGTTCACAACTTGCTCGGCACAAGGAAGCTCACGCAGTAGCAAGACCTTCTCGATTGTTCAGTGGCTCTGTATGATGTGCCATGAAGAGGCAGGTATGACCGTCTCCATTATCCGTGCTGGAATGCCTTCTATCAAACGTACCGTCTATCGTGATTTCAAGGATGTGATGCTCTCCTTTGGTTGGTGGAACGATAAATCAATGAATAAGTCAGAGTTCGTCTATACCTTCGATAACGGCTCTTGGATTGAGTTCTTTTCCACTGATAATGAGCAGAAGGTGCGTGGTTCTAAGCGTAAGATACTCTTCGTTAACGAGGCGAACGAGCTTTCTTTCCTTGAATGGCAGCAGTTGCAAATGCGTACAACCGAGTTTTCTATCCTCGACTACAACCCATCCTTCTCCGAGGAACATTGGATTAACCAAGTAAACGAGGAGAAAAGCACTTACTGGTTCATTTCTACTTACAAAGATAATCCATTTCTCGAACCGAAGGTAATCGCCGAGATTGAGAGCTTGAAGTGGAAGAATCCGAGCCTATGGCGCATCTATGGACTTGGGCAGCGTGCCATCGTTGAGGGTCTTGTATTCGAGAACGTCGTGATTGATGACTATATACCTGTGGAGGCTATGAGGCATCATTGGCGAGGAATGGACTTCGGATATACTAATGACCCAACAGCTCTTATTGATGTATATCTTTGTGGAGATAATCTTTATCTTGATGAAGCTTGCTATCAAACCAAGATGCTTACAGATGATATTATACGAGTAATCAAAGAGGATAAGTATAACACTGAGGTTATATCCGAGTGCGCCGACCCTCGCTTGATAGACGAAATCCATAATGCTGGAATTGATATAAAGGCAGTAAAGAAATTTCCTGGTTCTATAATGGCAGGTATTACAAAGATGCTTTCTTATAAGATTCATATCACAAAGAAGTCAACGAATCTTATAAAGGAGTTTCACAATTATACCTATCGGCAAGATAAAGAAGGTAAGTGGTTGAATGAGCCAATCGATATGTATAATCACGGAATAGATGCGGTTCGCTATTGCATTCTTAACAAGGTATTAGGCGACTACGCCAGCGGTATGTCGGCAGGCGATATTCTTGGTTTAATGTAAAAATGGATAGCCTATGAAGCGATATTACGACAAGCGACCAAAAGAACCTCGCAAGCGTATGCACTACAATAAGCGAGGTATCGCCAAGCACTCATTCCGCACGGAGGCAGAGGCTTTGCGGTTTATCAAGAAATGCAAATTAACCGAATACACGCCGTATCTGTGCGCAGAATGCGGTTACTGGCACATTGGTAGGCGAAATAAAAGATAAAGGCAGAGAGAGCGAATAAACCGCCTTCCTGCCCTATTCTATTATAATTCAATATGCTTTACAAGCCAATCGCCAACTGTAAGATGCTCACTATCGGCTTTTTCAAAAATTCTTTTAGTTTTAGCTTATTTTTAATATCTTTTTAGACTTTATCATTAGTTTACACGCACTTTCCGCTTTCTTTCCTCCTATTATACGTATTTATTAACTTTGCCCTCATAAATAAACGTTTATTTGATTATGAGAGCAATAGAACAAATTGTAGCAATGCCAGAGGCAGCCGATGTATATAAGTTACTGACGGCGAGAAAGCAGAGATTTGCCGTTTCCTTGGAAATTGCGCATCAACAATGGGAACCCGAGCAGCACAGAATCTTTGACAAAAACTTCCGTAAGGATAAGATAATAAATGTGCCAACTGGGCAGACAGACCCGATTACGGGTAAGCCAATCTATAAGAATCAGAAGGTGAAGGTGTGCCGAATCGCCATACCTTTTCAGAAGTCAATCGTGAACCTTACGGTCGGTTTCTTGCTTATGAATGCCGTTACCTACAAGGCTACGGCACACGGTGTTGACGTGAAAAAGATGAATGATAAACAGCAAAAACTCTTTGATGCCATCAATCACTGCTACCACGATAACAAGATGAAGTACTTCGATAAGCGATTGGCTCGCATTCTCTTCAAGGAATGTGAGTGCGCCGAACTGTGGTATATGCCTACGGATGCCGAGGGCAAGCTAAGGAACGAGATAAGAGTGCAACTGCTCGCCCCTTCCCTTGGTGATAAGATATACCCGCATTTCAACGACTACCACATCATGGATGGATTTGCAAGGGAGTACTATATCACAGACGAACTTGGTATGCAAGAGCTTCATTTCGATGTTTACACCAACCTCTATTGTTATCAGTATATCAACGACAAGGGCGGTGGTTGGAAGCTATTGAAGGCAGCCAAGCACGGCTTCACTAAAGTTCCAGTGGTCTATTATCGTCAAGATAAGCCAGAGTGGGCAGATGTTCAGTGGGCGATTGAGAGAGTTGAGACCTGCGTTTCCAACTGGGGCGACACAAACGATTATTTTGGCACGCCTAAGTATTATGTGAAGGGACGCTTGGAAGGCTTCGCCGAGAAAGGTGAGCAAGGTACGGTGTTTCAAGGTGGAGAGCAATCAGATATGCAAGTTCTCTCTTGGGATAAGTCGCCTGAGAGCGTGAAGGGTGAAATCGCCTATCTTTTCAATATTATCTATTCGTTCACGAATGTTGCCGACATTAGCTTCGAGAATATGAAGACCTTGGGCAGCAACACCAGTGGTGCGGCTATCCGATTGATGTTCACCGCACCTTACATGAAGGCTGACTTGAAAACTGAGCTATTTGGAGAAATGTTCACTCGCCGCAGTAATATCGTGGCGAACGGCATTTGCAATGTTGGTGCATACGTCAAGGGCATTGATAGCTCAGTTGCTGAGGATATTGACTTTGAGCCAGTTTTTAAGCCTTATCTGCCAAAGAATGATGTTGAAATGTTGCAACTTATCACTTCATCCAATGGTGGTGCGAAATCTACCTCTAATCGCCGTGCTATCGAGCTTAACCCTCTTAATGATGATCCTGATAAGGTTGAGGAAGAAATGAAGAGTGAACAGGAAGAAGTGTTGGCGCAGCAAGCAGCCCTTTCGGGACTTGGTAGTGCCGCAAGTGGAAGTCAGTCAGTTTTCAATGAAGAAGAGGAGGAATAACTATGGCAAAAGGAAGTGGAAATACACGTACTATAAGCAGTGTAAACGCTGCAAGTAGCAGAACAAATGCGAATAAAGATATTCAGATTAAACCAAAGGCAGAAAGTAAGCAGATGAATTATCAGAATATCACAGAAATAGACCGTTCAAAGTTTTCCTTATTCACAAAAACCTTGCCACAACACATAAAGGATATGACGAATGTAGATATTAGCAAGGCTATAAACGGTACTTCTAAGAAATTAGGTGGTTACATCAATATTGATTTTAATCAGCTAAAAAACAACGAGGCAGCAACCGTAAAGTCGTACCTTACGAAGAAAGGATATTATTACGAAGATAACGGTGCTGTGAATATCGCCATTTTCTACAAGAGGAACTATAAGGGTAAATAATGTCAAAGAAGCTCACATCAAAACAGCAGAAAGAACAACTGAATAATCTGTTCGCCGTTTATAACAAGCGGTTGGGCAGATTATACAGCGATTATGTCAAGAAGCTCACCTCTCTTGGCTATGGAGAAGATGTGCTTGAAGATGATGCGCTTTTTAACTTTGATAACTTTCCGCAGTTAAAGGCTCGTCTGAACGACATCTTCAATGATTACTATCAGAATAGCCTTCTTTGCTATAAGAGTGGCATCACCGATGGCGTTGCGTTGGCGTATAACCACGATGAAATGGTTATAGGCGGTTATTCCGTGCTTACTGATAAAGCTATAAGGGTCGCACGAGATACCGCAGCTGCCACGTTTATTTCAAATCGTTTGAAAACAAAGAACGGATTGAATCTCGCTCAGACTGTTTGGAACTACTGCCAACAGACGAAGAGTGAGTTTGAAATGGCTATGAGTAATACCATTGCGGACGGAATCAAAAAAGGCTCATCAGCAGAGGAAATAGGCAAGAGCATACGAAGGTATCTCAACGACCCAGATATGATGTATCGCCGTTATCATACCATCAAGGTTCAGAAGAACGGAAAGAAGAAAGATGTGGTGACTTGGCGCAGACGTAGAATCATTGACGGCAAGGTGCGCTTCATTGAAGAGCCGCTTGAAAAGGTCGGGGTGGGCGTATATCGCTCCTCTCGAAAGAATGCTTTGAGAGTGGCAAGAACTGAGATTAACGCAGCCTATCACAAGGCAAGAAACGACAGATGGGCAAACGAGCCATTCGTTATCGGTCAGTATATCCACGTATCGCCACAGCACAATATTGATGATATATGCAATGACCTTGAAGGTCGCTATCCAAAAGATTATGTATGGATTTCTTGGCATCCTCAATGTATCTGCACTTCCGACCCGATAATGATTGAGGGCGAGGAAAAGAAGGAGTTTTATAAACGCTTGATGGCTGGCGAGGATATGAGCAACTACGTATCCCCTTTTGCCGTGCTCACCATGCCCGAAAAGTACAATCAGTATATCAAGGATAATTCCGAAGCTATCGTAAAGGCAGGAATGAGGGGAAAATTGGCTTGGCACTTGCAAGATAATACAAAGTATTGGGCACACCTTTTAAGCCCGTCAGACCGCAAGAAATTGGGGTTAAAGGCGGTTTCTTCTAAGGAGCTTATACTTGCGAAGGCAAAGGAACGCCACGCCCTTAGAACTAAGGAGCAGATAGATAAAATACAGAGCCGATGGGATAAGCATAGACGTGACTACTACAATGGCTTGGTTCATAATCTGCTCGGTAGTAAATCTGTTACGGATATAAAGAGCCAAGACCTCTTTGAACGTTACTATGCTATCCGTTATGCTATCAAGGACAAAAAGAGTGCTTCAGAGATAGCTTCTTTGTTTGATAGATTCAAGCGAGGTTATCAGACTAAACTTGCATGGACTGACCGCAAGGTTGCAATGAATGTTATAAAGGTGGCTGCTAATTACGGAGAAACCGATGTTTCTTCCGTTCTAAGCGCATTAAAGTCTGCTGACTATACATTAGCAAGAAAGGAGGCTAAAACGCTCGCAAACGCCATTTCTGCCATTAAAAAGGATGAATTATCACTTTCCGCTCTCATCCCTGATATCAATAAGTGGCACAAGCAATTCACTTCACAGGAATTGCACGGAGTATATGATGCCGTAAAAGCGAAGTTGGTTCAATGGCAAAGCTTGACGCTTGAACAGCAAGCGAAGAAACTACAATTTGAAGCTATTGATTTCCTTGGCGGCAATATGCACGGGGTTCAGCAGAAGTATGCCACTTGGAAGGTATCACAAGCAGCATATCTCAAAAAGCTTGATGAGGTAAATACGGCGATTGATTGGATAAATATCAATAAAGCTTATGCTGACGTAAAAGGCTATAGTACCCAGAGTAAAGTCTATCATAAGATACTCTTTGACCTCAAAAATGCTATGGTCGCACAAGATAAAGACTTAGCAAAGCAGCTTGTCCAAGAAGCGCAAGATAAGAAAAATTCGCTCATTCAGTTAAAAGCTAAGAGAGCAATAAATAAAAGCGGAAATGGTTCAATCCCATTCGATGCTGATGCTTATTCGCAAGCAAGAAAAGATGCGGCAGTATGGGCGAAAAATACAAAAGATGCCGATGATATTCTTAGAGCAAAATGTGGCGAGGTGTGGCGCAATGCTACCGATGAGGAAAAAAATGCTATCTTTGGATATACGAATTCGTATCATAATATCAATGAACCTTTGCGTGGTCTTACCTACTATGGTTCAGCAGCAGATACACAACTTGGCTTAGATAGAATCCCATTAATGGAAAGCATTATCAATAAATCATACTACGATAAGGATATTTGGCTACAACGAGGTGGAGGTATGATTGAGCTTAAAAAATACGGCTTATCCAATTATGCTTACGCTACAGATGCAGAAATCAAGGCTCTTGTTGGCAAAGAAGGTACGGAAGGAGCTTTTACTTCTGCTGGTGTGGCAAAAGGAAAAGGTTTTGGAGGAAATGTTATTACAAATATCTACGCACCTAAAGGCACAAAGATGATGTATGCTGAGCCGTATTCGAGCTTCGGAAATGGTTCGGGTCGCTCTTGGGATGGAATCGCCAAACAATCTACTTTCGGAAGCGAGAGTGAAATCATCCTACAGCGTGGAACTACATTCAGAGTCACTAAGGTAGAAAAAAGCGGTAATACATGGTATATAGATGTTGAAGTGATAAATCAGAATGTACTTCCATTTCCATATATCGGTGGTTATCCATACAAATAAAGAAAAGCCCCCGTTATTATTCACGAGGGCTTTTCTTGTAATACGTCTTATTATAAAAATCCTTGAAACTCTCAACGCCTTCCTTCATTGGAAGTTTGTTAAGATATAGATAGCGATTGAATAAAAGAGCTTTCAATGTAGCAGGGGTATCATCTGTATCATTGAAGGTTCTTAACCCTACCGCAATATACTCATTCAACATTTCATTAAGGAACATTTTCTGTTGTCCTTTATAAACCTTCAAAGTAAATTCTACCCATTTCTTTTCCCATTCCCAAAGAAGTGCTTCAATGCAATCTTTCCAAGGGTTTTCTGCTTCACCTTTGAAGTATCGGCAGAACTTGATTAAATCTTCCTTATTCGCCATATCTATCAATAAATTTAGTTACTACATTCTTCATATCCAAAGGAAGATAGCTCATCGCCTTTTCCTTTATTTCTTGCGGAATTCCAAATAGAGGCTCAGCTATTGAACCAACGATTGCGCCCATCGTGTCGCTATCACCGCCGTATGAAACAGCCCTTCTGATTGCATCCTCGAAACTATCACTATCAAGCACTATCTTGAATGCGAGCGGAACACACTCTTGGCAGGTCTCTGCCCATTTGCCTCTTGGTGGTATTCTATCCTCCCATTTAATGCCATAGTAAACGTTTGCTATGATATTCAACATATCTTTCTTTTCTCCCTTTCTCAAAGAAAAGATAGCATTAGATACCGCAGCAGCACCTATCAAACCCTCAGTATGGCTATGTGATACCTTTGCGCTCATTATTGCCTGACGGATAGCATCGGAACTTTCTTTAAATGCCCAAGCTGTCGGACTAACTCGCATTGCTGCCCCATTTCCGTAGCTATCATAAGGCTGTGGATTTGAGCTATACACCCAATTCGAGAAACTTGCACCGTATGCGCCCATCGGATTTGGGTATTTCTTACACCAGTATTGTAGTGAGTTTCTGTAATCTCTTTCCGTTGGCTTTTCCTCATTAATTTCTCTTTCAAGAATAGCATAGGCTACGGCTATCGTACAGATTGTATCATCCGTGAAGTCACACCCCTTGCCGAATAACTCAAAATTATAATCTTTTGTGTTATTGAACTCGAAACGAGAACCAACAATATCACCAATAATTGCACCTAACATAACTGTATCTCCTATTAATTAATTTCCTTCTTTGTTAATTAAACGCAAATTTACGAATAAAAATTAAGCTAACCAAAAAATTTTTATTATTTTTGCATCATTAATGTATCTCCGCATTCATTGCGAAGTGATTAAATAAAATTTCCTTAGTGGCGCACTCCTATGTATCTCCGAGGGGTGCGCCTTTCTTTTGCCCTATTTCAAGAACTCTTTCAAGGCTACATGATAGACATCGTAGTAAAGATACGTGACATACATTATAGCCAAGTTTTCCAACTCAAATACAGGATATGGATTACTATCCCATATTATCTCGTTCAGCGTCCACTTAGGGTATTTCTTTTCATACCCTTTGAGTGCCGAAAGCAGTTCTTTGAGCTTTTCCTCCCCAAAGGCTGCCTTTATCTTCTCTTGATTTCTTAATGCGAAACGTGCCATAAGCTGTTATAATTATGATAAGAAAAAAAGGGGCTGAGAAGCTATTATAGAACTATTATATCAATCATCTAAAAGGACGTTCCTTTACGCCCGAACCAAAATGAATACCAAACTAAGAACCCAACCCCTTATGTCGTTAAGATTTCTCCACCTCATACAGATATTGCGTATCTCCACCACCGAGAGTACAAATAACGGACGGCTCACCAAGTTTCGTATGCTGATGGAAATCGCAGAAGTACCAGTGATTGCGCTTTATCTTGCCTTGCTTTACAACGAGCGCAAGACCTTCCTTTTTGGGTGCATCGAGGTATTGGTAACCCTTGCGTAAATCAATGCTGTGCAACGCCATTAAAACCTGAAATGCTTTCATTATTTATCCTCCGTATAACTTATATCAGCTAAAGCAGACAATCTATCTGTAAAGTTTCTGTAATCTTCATCTATGACTATGTTCCATCTATCTCTTCTCCTAATAGAAGTCTGAACTTTGTTATCATCTGTGAACGGTCGGAAACTTGCAATATCATCGATATTAATCATTTGTACACCACTTTTTACATTGACTTCGATAAACTTTGCCATAATTAAATCTCCCTTACTTTATTGGTTTTAAAATCATAAGAATAACCATTATTCTCCATTACATCCAGGAGAAAGTTCTTCTCCCATTCATTTGCGTATCTCAAACAGCCTGTCGAGTATTTGATATTTGTCTTCATACTTCCCTTGCCTACACCAAAAGACTTGAATGCGAACGAGTATTTTATGTGAGCCTCTATCCAGTCATCATTGTAAACACTCGATAAGATAAACACACAACTCTCACCTCTTTCGTCATTATAGAATCTAAGTATATCTCCTTCTTTAAACATAAGCTATTCACATTTATCAAGATACTCATTCCAAGCTTCTTTAAATATCTTGTTTAATCTCTTATCATTTTCTATCTCCTTGACTGTGAAGCCAAGGGCGGCTATAGCATCTTGTGGGGTATATGTATATCCGCATTCATGATTTGCGAACTCATACATGAATGCATCTTTCAATCCTCTATCCGTATCAAGCAATTCTTTGCATTCCTTTTCGTGACGTTTGCCCATTTCACCGAAAAGATGAGCATCAGAGGCAAGGCAGTATGCGCCATAACCAAGTGAACGGATTTTCTTCAAATCCTCATCGGAGGTTGTCAGTCCCCACTCCTTCATCATCTTCTCAAACTGAGCATCACCGAAGGCAGCCTTCAAAGGCAAGTTCTCATTCTCATCGTGATGCTTTTTCATTAACTCTGCGTACTTATTCATTGTCGTATCTCCTATATATTAGTAAAGCTGTTCTGTTCTTGTATAGCAACCCTTTACAGCATATTCTTTACGTTTCTTTTCAGCTTCATTGTAATCAGAGCTAACGGCAACAGTCTGCCATTTACCACCTTCGTAAATCTGAGCAACGTAATCAAAAACGTTAGCCTCTACTACCTTTCCGTTAATCATTGTAACTTTCATTGTTGTATCTCCTTAAACTTTAAATTATTGTATTATTATTAATTATGCCGCAAAATTAATAATTTCTTTTTAATCCACAAAATATTTCTATTAATTTCTTTATTATTTTAATTGGTTTTAATAATTAAATAGTAAAATAAAGATAAATTTAGATAAAAATTGCAATAAAGGTTCATAGTAGCGGATTTTTTGCTACCTTTGTATGAGCAACCAAATTCTATACAGATATGAGACAGATTTACGACCACTCACCCGATGAGCTTGAAGCATCCGCAGGACAGTACCTTGCCGATAGAATACTGAGCAGAGCCATACAATGCTATGAGCGACTGCTTTTACTTGGAAAATTGCGCAGATACGGTTATCTTCGCCTTGCCTTAATATATACCAAGCAAGGAAAAGATAACGCCGCAGAGCGTGTTTTAAATAGGTATCGTGCAATTTATAAATATTAATATAGGAGATATAGATTATGAAAAAAGTAAGAGTTTTATTTATGTCACTCTTTGTTTTAGCTGTAGCTTGTACAATTCTTTCGTGCTCAAACGATGACAGCAAAGAGGACGAGAAGATAAAGTTTGAAAACACAAGTTGGGTGTCAGATAATGTCGCCATGCATAGTTCAGCCTTAGTTGCAATTGATAAGACCGAGCCTAATACAACCATTCAATCAAAGATGCAACAGGTGGTCGGATTGAACTACACGGAAGAAACCAAATCCGAGGAGGGTTATTGGTTCTGGGATTTGTGCAAGCAAGCAGGACACGAGAATGATTCGGTTATGATAGCATCATTCGGCTCTGATAAATGTTTATTTAAGGTAAAGGTTACAAGAATACGTGCAAAAGCTAATCAGACCAAGACCGAAAGCCTCTATAAGTTTGAAGAAGGCTCATACGTGGTTAGATTTGGCTCAAATAGATTTGAAAGCATAACGGTATATAGCTATGGCGTATATAGAGCCGATGGCACTCTCTTCATTCCGCTTGATGGGAAAGGATGTGTTGCTTATCAAACAAAATATACCTATGCAAATAAAGAAGTGTATAGTGAGGATGTTAATGAATATACTATTCCAACAAACTACGAGGTTTCAAACAACGTGATTACCTTCTCTTATGTAAAAGATGGAAAGAATATAACATTTGATGGCTTACTATCAGCAGACGGGCAAAGAATAACAATAGAACACAATCCTATTGTAAACTCTATAAGAGTTTTGAAGAAATGATAGATTTTATCAATAAACTAAAATCATACTTAAATCACAAAGATGATATCAGTATGATAAAAATTTCATCAGTAAGCGGCGGTCTTAATGGAAAAAAGATTGCCGCTGAATCATCTGTACCTGAAGGATGCTTGACTGGTAACCTGAACTTTCACAAAGAGTATGATAAAGCAATAGAAGAAGGGAAGCGGATTGAAGCAGAATATCCTAACGACTATTTTGTGCATTGTAATTTGATGGTTAGTTACTTTCAGAAAGGAGATATTGAGAATTGTAATAAGGAGGCAAAGTTGGCAATCACCAAAGGACATCACACTGGGTATTGTGAGAGTAGATTATCTATCAATCTTTACAAGCAGAAGAAATACCATCAAGTCATACAGCTATCCGAAATTGAGAGAAACCCACGTTTTGGTAGATTCTTTGATGATGTGTACAAACGTAAGCTTCGGGCACAAAAGAATATTGCTAAGGCAGTTGACACTGAGCAAGACAACCTTTTCACAGATAAAGAAATCGAAGAACTTTATCAAAATGTAGAAAAACAAAGAGAACTGCGTGAGTGGTATTTGTGTACACAAAGTTTGATAAAAGAGGAATTATCTAAGTTAAGAAAGAAAGACTGGCTGAATGATAAATCTGTTTTGAAAGAAATGGAGTTTTATACAAATGAATTAATGGAGCTATCCCGTAAATATGGTTATCTATGTTAATTAAAGATGATAAAAAGATAAGGCAGGGCGTATCTCTAAACCCTGCCTTTTATATTTGTATCTCCATATTTGTTTACTTCATCATTGTATTGCGTATCTCCTATTCACGCATAATATTAAACCTCAATACCGACTACATTATTGTAGATACCCTCTGGCAGTACGCCACCAAAGGCTTTCACGGCGTTACCGATACCTTCGGCAATCATCGTACCCTCATTGCTATCATCAATACCCTCAGATACCAAGAACTTCATAGCTTTTTCCTGTACTGCCATAAGCTCTTTGAGCAGACCGACACACCGCTGAGTAGCATCATTATCAACTGTTACCTCTATCATCATATTCTGATTACCCATTTTTAATTTCTCCTATTCAATTAAAAGTTTGACTGATTGTTTTTAGATACAAGCGCAGCTCTCTTCTCGCCGTTGATTTCAGCTATGGCATCCTTCACATTAAAGTCGTTGTTATAGAGAGCAAGAATAAAACGCTTGCCACGTTGATTCCATACAAGGTTTACTTTTGTGCCCGTAGAACCATCACCCTTGATATAATTATAGGTTCGGGTGCTTGCGAGCTGCCATTCACGGTACTTGCCCTTCAAATGCCAAGAACCTGATTGAAAGTATTGAATACCTGCATTGGAAAGTTATTGATTGAGTGCTCTTGCGCTGATACCGAGGTCATCAGCAACTTGTGTGGTGGTAAGGCAGTCCGTTGATGCAAGTGTATCATCGTAGTACTTTACCTTTGGTGCGGCAACAGTCAGTTCTTTCTGCTGAATGCCGATGGTCTGTGCCTGTTGTTCGGTCTGAGCTTCAAGCTCACGAACTCTTTGCTCATTCCGCTTCAATGTCTCATCCGCAATCTTCAAGGCTCGTGCCATAATAGCTTCGGGAGTATCATTGACCGAAGAAGCAATGTAGCCGCCCTTGGTGCGGATTTCGTGAAGGATAGCTTTGACTCCCTTCTTAAACTGCTTGGCGATAGGCTTGCGTGATTGCATAAGCAATTCATAAACACCTTCCTCTGTCAAGAACCACATACTTCCACCACGACTTAACTTTAAATTAAGTCGTTCCTCTTCATCAACGTTAGCAACAGCACGTGACACATTCTTTAAACCGAGCCAATTCTGTACATCATTAGCCCGAAATAATGGGTTTTCAACTGACCCCCATACATCAATCTCCTTATCAAGGAAGGTTGATTTACTAATAATCTTGATTTCTTCCATCTGTGAACTTTTTAGAAGATAATGGCAAACAAAAAGCGGTCGCCATATACGCTGTTCACAGATGGTAGTCCACTCCGAAAGAGCTTCGTTTTATCTTACGTATAGGCGACCGTGTATTATACGGTCTTCGTGAGCATAAAATATGCCCATTCAGACGAATGAGCAATAACCGTGCTCTTATCGGGATAGCCTACTATCATCTGTGAACACCGCAAAATTAAAAAGAAATCTGCGAACTATCAACTTTTTCTCCAACTATTTTTGGTTTTAATAGAAATAAATTGATATTAATAGTATTTAATAGCTTTTACACTAAGAATCAGCGACTTTATGTCTTCCGACCAAACAGAAGTTGAAATACCTTCTTTCCTTTGACGGTTATCCAAGTCCGTACCCCTGCGTGGTCGCTGCTTATGCTCTTAAAGTCTTTTAATTCAAATAAATCATTTGTATATTTAGCAATCGGTCTTAGCTCGCCTTTTGGCGTACGATAGATATATCCCCTATCAATAAGAATTTTGATAAACTCAGACTGCTTTAAGCCAAGTTCCTTTGCGGTATCACGAAAACCAGTAAGCAGGGAGCGTTCAACAAGCTCATCGAAGTAATGCGCCTTTGGTTGCATTTCAAGGTTCTTTGCTTCGAGTGCTTTCTTTTCTTTCTGCTCTTCAATCCATCTTTCGGCACGCTTAATAGGATCCTCTATCTGGTATGAGGGAACCATACCCTCTCTTGCTATCTTCTCACACTCAATAAAATATTTGCGAGCCAAGCGACCTTTTTTATTATTCTCTACCATTGAAAGCTCCTTTGCCATATCAACGGAAAGGGCATATTCAATAGTTGGTCTGCCGCCTTGTGGGTTTTCAATAATTTTATTGTAAACCTCAAAATCTTGATTTTCAACGAATCCGTACTTTTCAATACGATTCTTAATCCAGTTAGAAAAATCCTGCTTGCTCTCCAAGAACTGATGCAATTCTCTTGCATTTACGGCTCTTTTGCCGTCCTTCTCTGTAATCTTAATTATTTCTTCCATATTCTTCAATTTCTTTAGAATCGGGAGCGACCGCCGAAGCAGCCACCCCCGAAGAGATACAACTAAAATACTATCTTGCCATAGCTTCATAAGAAGCAAGCCTTTGCGAAAGGTGAACGTTCTTCTGATTATAAGAATCACGCTCTGCTCTTGCGCTGCCTATCTGAATCAAACTGATAAGCACAGAAACGGCTATCGTGGCTATGATGAACACCCAAGGGTATCTATGAACCAGCCTATTCAAGAAACGCCATCCATTGCGAAGGATGATAATATTGAATTTCAAGATATACTTTAAAGCTTCCAAAGTGCTTACGTGCCCTTTAATAGTTACCTCACACATATACCCTACGCCTCCTTTCTGTACATCTTAACGCCTTCCTTCAATTCCAAGAAGCCGTCCTCCTTCAATATATAGAGGTCTTGCTGTTCCTTCGGCATATTATAGTATGCAGCCTTTCGTGCCTCAGTCTGATTCTTCTGGTCGTAGATGCGCTTGGTTATCTCAGACCAAAGGGCAACGATATGCTTATTATTGACAATATTATTGCAAAACGTCTCGCAATCATCGTGCATCACGTCATATAGTACGCAATCAGCCTTGCTGTAAGCCAACTTTGGGCGATACTTGACGTAGGCTTGGGTGAGGTTCACAGCATAATCCTCTCTCACCTTGCCCATCACGTTCAAGAAGGTATCGTCTATCTGCTGAGTGAGATTCTGAATCATGATGGCGATGGACGAATCATAGGCATTCTTTACGCCGACCCTGTGGAGCGTATGCTCAATTAAGATGCGCATATTCTCGATTATGTTAGCGACCTTTTCATAAAGGACTGACGAATACTCGTTATAATACACATCGTCCATATATTCCTCGTACAACTTCATCGTATCACGCAGATTGGTTTGAAGGTCGGTGAAATCCTTCTTGAACTTGAAGCGGAACATCTTGCTCTTAACGAAGATATCTTTTGCCTTTATAAGGAAGTTATCGGCAATCACCATTTCCATGTAGCAGCTACCGCAGAGCATTTTATATGCGTAATCAAGAGCATTTTGCAACTTATCCATACCATACTCGTCAGGCAGAAGAACCGCCGTATGATAGCCAGATACGGCTACATCAATATACTTATGCCCTTTAACGGCAACCTTATCCGTGTATCTAATATTCATCATACCTTACTCCTCTTTATCATTATTACCTTGCATCAAGCAGCCGCAGGCTACACAGAAGCAAATCACCACAAAAAATACAATCGCCTTCATACGCTATCTTGTTTTTAAGAACCGCACCAATATTTTCTCCGTAGAGCTGAGGCATTTCAGTACATCAAGCTGTTCAGAGCGATTGAGTTCACTAAACATTTTTTTACCTTCTCGCTTGATAATAACCTCGCACACCGTACTATTATAATCAAGCGTTATTGATAACTTAGCATTCCCACTTGCATCATGAAGGATCGAAGAAATCTTCTGCTCTTGCTCCTTTCTAATCTGTCTGTAACCTTTCTTAAAGCCACGCAAGAAAGCCTCTGAGCATACCTTAGACAAAGCATCTGGACAAGGATAGTGATTGCACTTGCCGCACATTCTATCTTTTTCGTTCGCCATCTTGGCTTTTTGCTCCAAACTATATGTTTTCTTTTTCATTTTATTTTAACCTTTAACGACCTCGTAACCACGATTGATTAACTCTTGTATTAACGTATCATCATCAGATGCTGTAATATTCTCTCTGATAAAATACGCTTGGTCTCCACCACTCAAATCATCGAAAAGCTCTTGCAAATCGACATCGAACCTAACTTCCTTCTCAAATTTCATCTTATGAACATTTTTAAGATTATGATACCTGAGTGAAATAGCGCATACCCAATGAATAGGCAGATAAGAAGGAATATTGATACGCCCACCTTTTCTTCTGTCATTACGATACCTTCAATCTTTCCATTTAAGACTTTGATGATGATAGGAAGACAGAAACCGATGAGCAATATCCCGATAACGACTAATATCCAACCAATCTCCATTCTTCCTTGATTTTTAACTGTTCTCTGTACTCATTGACCGCCTTTGTGAATCTTGGCGACACGTTGATTTTCTTAACGAAATCAGTGATAGAACGCTCCATAGAGCCATTATCACCTTTTACCCAATTACGTCCCTCACGAACGAAGCATTCAACGGAGAAATAGGTTTTCTCCACGTTCTGCTCCATATTCCTTGCCTGTTTCTTTGCAATGATGAACTTCATCGTTCTATCGTTACTGATAAGCTCGTAGCCTTCGGGGATTCTTGAAGCAAATGGCAGTTCGCCCTTCGCCTCTATCTTAAATTCTCTATCATTAAATTCTGCCATATTATTTATGTATCTGAGATTTCTGAATAGTGCTCATCCTTTCCGTATGAGACATGAATGGCGAAGCAATCATCAAGTCGGTAACCCATATTCCAACTGAACCAAAGATGCCCTATCTTCTTTGCCACTCTGATAGCAGCATCGGCATAGGCTTTGTTATCGCCATAGAAAGGTTCTGAGCCGATATAGGAAAATCCGTTATCAAAGACCTCGTGAAAGACGTTTCCTTCTGGTAGCTTAAAGTCTTTAATAAACTCCTCGTATGACATCTTCTTATCGCCTACATGGAAACAAACCTTGTCGTAGTCACGGAAGCAATAGCAATTCTTCTCATTGAGTTTGAGATTATAGTTTTCGAGAATATCAAGGATTTCCTCAATCTCATCACCAGTAGCCTTGCGCCATATCTCGAAATCAATGCCGCACAATAGCTTCTTCGGAACAAAATTAACGATTGCGACGAAAGGGAGCATACTGTGAAGCTCATACTTTTTCCCTTCACATTTATCAAATTCTTTCAACTGATAATCAGAAAGCCAAAGGAAACCGAAGTCATATTTATCGGTTCTGCTCCACTTGGAGCGACCTTGCAAATTAAAAACCTTTATCCACATAACACATTCCTCCTACCACATATCATTTTCACTGAAACCATTCATGTGTATCTCCTTCTTATCGTGGTCTATTTCAATATCAATGGCTGCCGACCAACTATAATGCTGTCTCATTTCATCTTCAAAGGTTCCCATATAACAACCACCAGGGCGATATATCCTTCTCAGTCCCTCACGTTGTATCTCACGTTCACCTGCTCCACGAAATGCGAAGCCACTGCGCCAAAATACCTTATAATCTGGGTTCGCAGCCAAGACCTCTTTACACTTATTTCCTCCTACTAGCATAAACTTTTCTACGTTTGCCATATTGTTGTATCTCCTATTTTTATGAGGGTAGCTTTATATACTACCCTCTGATTAAACTTTCCTTAGATTCCGTTCTTTACGGCTTCAATGCCTCTCTTCAATCCTTCGAGGTATCGAACCGCATCTGCTGGTCTATCAAACTTATTGGTATCTTCATTAACCAATACGAGGATGCCCATCTTTGTTGCCTTTGCCGCAACGATGTGCTTGCCATAAATTTCATTGATTTTCTCGGCAAGCATTTCAATTCCCTTGCCACTAACTGCTACTGCCATAATTGTATCTCCTATATTTTAGTTATTTATAAAATTAAATTGCTACTACATCAATGCCCTTTTTGGGATTCTTGGTCGCTCTGCCAAGATATACCTTGCCGTGATATACACTATTTACGATTGAATAGAACTCGCAGCGTTTACCTTGCCTCTTCTCTCACAGGTGATTCCCTTATCTGTGAGGATAGTATTTACTTCTGTATATCCGTAGAAAGATTCCTTAAAGCTCTTCTTGATAAGCTTTCCAGTAACCTTGATTACATAAGAGTTGATGCAGCGATGACCGCATACATCGCATTTCTCGTAATCAATGCCATGCTCCTTTTTCTTGAAGATAAGCTCCTTTGTTGGGCCGGCAGGAGTGAATGCGTAATCCTTATAAGTAGCAACCAGTCGCCAATCCTTTTCCTCTGGCATATTGACCGTAAGGTCGCAGACGGTATAAAAGGCTTTGAAATCCTTCCCTCTTCTCCCTTCCTCTGTAATAGAAGGATGTATGAAGAGCTTTTCGTATGGCTTGCCGATGGTGTAATCAAAACCTTCAACGTTTTTCTTTATCTTTTCGGCAAATTTCTTGAATGATTCTACTTCCTCATAAGGAAGAAAAGTTATAATCGTATTCATTATTGTATCTCCTTGGTTTTATAAGGAGGACATTTCTGCGCTCACTTTATATTTATTTTCTTGCCCACTCCTCAAAAGCATCGTCATATTCGCTGCGGATAAAAAGCATATCTCCTGTGCCATCACCCCACCAATCTGAACAATGCGAGATATATCTGCCACATCCGTTAGTAGGACAAAGCTTCTTGTATATCGAGCGGAACATAGCCGAAATCTTTCTTCCTGAGAAGTGACCTGCTTTCTTAGCATCGTTAGTACAATATCCACTCATTCCTACAGTTTCGATATTTCCGTCATTATCAAGAAATTCAAAATCATCACCACCCCAATAACCATTGATAATGGTATCTTTAAGCAACTGTTTCTGCTCATCAGTAAGAGTTACTAAAATTTCATCTACTTCTTTCATTGTTGTATCTCCTTAAACTTTAAATTATTGTTTTATTATTAATTACGCCGCAAAATTAATAATTTCTTTTTAATCTGCAAAATATTTCTATTAATTTCTTTTTTGTTTTAATAGATTTTAATATTCTACCTATTAATTTCTAGGATTTTACACAGAAAATTTGCTTTTTAGCCACTTTTCAAAGGTTAACTGAAAATCTTGCAAAGAGCGGCATACACTATACTGAAACCCCATACGCTCAACGTTGGCTTGAAACTCCTTTTGTAGGTCAGACTGATACCCCTTGGCGGTCTTTACCTCTACAAATAGCACATTTCCATCGGCTATTATGATAAGGTCTGAGAAGCCAGCCAGTACACCCTCAGCCTTCATGATGCTTGCCTCTAACTTATTGCGGAAACCTCCGTTAGGTACGGCGGCAATGATGAACTTCGAATATTGTAATCTGAACCAAGCCACCATCTGCCGCTGTATCTGTGATTCCTTATGCTGAGGATGAGAGGCGGTTTTCTTCGCCTCCTCTCGCTTTAAAAACTCATCATATTTCATATTTTAAAATAAACGAGGTTGAATTTTAGATAAAACTTTTTCTTTTGCACCTTTGCAAAATTCTTTATTTACCTCGAACCCATACGCCTTGCGACCAATATTCATGGCTGCTCTAAGAGTGCTTCCACTGCCTGCGCAAGGATCGATTACAACATCTCCTTTATCCGTAAATATCTCTATCAGTCGTTCAAGAAGAGGCACTGGTTTTTGTGTAGGATGAACTTTCGGAGTTTGCGTATCTCTAACCCAGTCAAAGCAATTCAATATCATATGACCATCATTATTGAATTTAGGCAGTTTGTCACGATAAAGTATCAAGCCATATTCACAGTTGCCAACCACCTTCATATTCGCTTTCAACACTTGCGCTGAGAAATTCTTTCTAAATACCAAAGGAATATAGTGCATCAATCCGTATTTTCTTCCAAGCTGAATAAACTGAAACTGTTGTTCATATTCGCAGAATAGAATCATACAAGGTGATTTGCCTGATTCTTTTGGTTCTTTTACAAGCATCTTGGAACAAAAGTGCATAAACTCAGCAGGGCGAAACTCACTATCAGAAGAAAAAAATTGCTTGCCAGCAAGCTCACTTTCTCCGTTCTTATTATCTCCCCCTACGTACCAAGATGGATTGGAAGCGTAGGCATTTTTGCCAAGAACATATGGAACGTCCGTAAGGATGAGTTGCGCTTTCGGTATTCCATACACCTTATAATTCTGAAAAGAATCATTGAATAGCTCTATATCTTTCATACTTCACTGCCAAATTTATCTTTATATTCCTTTTCAAATATTTCAATCACGAAAGATAGGTATCTATCTCTCTTCTCAAAATTGGTTGCGCTCGTTCTGAATTTACAGAACATCACCTTATTTTTCTCACGCAGCCATCTGTGGAGATACACCTTAGATGCGATGATATACTTCTCAGTTTCAAGAGCCGCTTCATTGATTAGCTTTTCAAGCTCATCCAACATGCCTTTCATATCATTTGCGAAATCATCAGCCTCTTGCAATCTCTGCCTTGCATATTCGCATTCCTTCTCCTTCTGTGCGTACATCGCCCAAGTAACAAGAAATGGAATTATAAGGATAATTGAATGATAATCACCTTTGATTACATCAGCGACAACAAAACAAAGCAGCAGGCAGCAGCAGATAAAACCGCAGTGAGTGCTGAACCAATACATAATTTTCTGTTTCATTTTCTATATTTAACGATTGATAATTAAGGAAAGGTTACCTCTCCTCTTTTGTACTTCTCGAAGAATTCCTTATCGTAAACCTTGCCCTTCTTGAACTGGTATAGCTTGCTGTAAGTGTTTCCTTTTTGAAAGACCTTGCGATTCGGACTTTTCTTAGATTTATATGTCGCCCATTGGACGCTTTCAATGCGCTTCTTTTTGAGCCATTCCTTATCCTTGCGAAGCCCCAAGAGCATTGCTCTCTTCTTAACGTTATCGGCAATCAGCCCAAGATGCTCAGCAATATCGGCATTTGTATGGTTTGGATAAAGTTCAATGAGTTTTCTAATCATATCATCCGACCAATCAATGCATCTTCCATTGGTTCTGAAACCGACCTTGCCTTGTATGCGCCGTGAGTTAGATGGAGTAGCACCTTGCTCAACAAGACGTTTTCGGACGGTGTAATATGAGATACCCATTTTCTTGCTGATACCTATCACGGTCATGCCCTGAGCATACATCCTCAATAACTCAGCATCAATCGAATGCGGATAGACTAGCGCAAAACCTCCGTGCTCATTCTGCTTCCGAACTACTCCCATACCGAAGGTTTAAGTTGTGCCGTCATCTGATAATAGATGGCGCATTTCTTATTCTCATAGAAGCCGCCCTTGGCGAGCGCATTCCACAAGGCTTGCAAGCCAATGCCCACCTTCTCCTTGCTATACTTCAAGTATATCTCTGGGCAAGTATGGAATATCTCTCCCTTGCCCTTATCAAAGAACTTAACGATGACTACTCGTTTCGCTCTACTCTTACGTTTCTTCTTTACTTTCTCCTCTGTCATTTTTTAACCTCACTTTCTATCTGTTTTTGAGATTCACTAATAAGTAAATCAAGCACCTTTGTAATGATGCTTGGGTTGCGCACTGGAAAATCAGCCACATTCGTTTTTAGGCTTACCTCCGTGACGATACCGCCCTTTCGGAGTATCTTATATTGCGTATTGAGCTCCTTGATTTGCTCCAGATTATTACTATTATTTGCCATATATATATATAAAATTTAAATCAGGTACCTTTGTCTCGCCAACCATAGATAGTGTTTACGGTTGGCTTTGTAGTATTCCCTTTGCTTCGCCTTGCGCTCATCACGATGCGCCATATAACGCTCATGGTCGAGCTGACTTCTTCGGGTATTGCTCCTCATATCTGCGTATCTCCTTTTAGATTCGGGAGAGGGTCGGCACATATAACTCTCTCCCACTGATTGATTATTGTTTAAAAAGCACAAGTTTCGCCACTGGCGTATGTGCAGGTATCTTCAATCTTCTCGGTCTCGTTCCAAAGCTGGTTTGTTCCTGAATGAAGACCGCATCATTGATATTAAGAACGATCTTGACGTTCTTGCTTGCCTTCATGCCGATAACATCGGAATTTGTGAGACGTATGCCGTTCTCGATTTTCAAGCCGTTGTAGGCGTTATCCTCGATTGGACTGATGAAACCAACCCAGCCATCCTTGATATTGATACCTGTTTTTAGCATCAAGCGACCTTCATACAGCTCAACGTCTTGCGAAAAACTGATGATATATGCGCCATCATCATCAAGAGTAGCTTCTGCCCAAGATTCAAGCGAGATAGGCATTACATACTCAACTTCTTCTTGCAACTGCTCATCATTTTCATTATGAGCCGTATTTTCGCCGCTCTCTGCGACTTTCTGTTGCTCATTAAACAATTTATCACCTTCCAAGTTCAAAGGCTGCTCATCGGCATTTTTCTTTGGTCGTCCCATAGTTTACTCCTCCTTCCCTTCTTCGTTAGACTTCTCCTTATCACTCTCTGTTGCTACCTCCTTTGCCTTATGCTCAAAGACATCGAAAATCTTGGTTTCATTCAAGCCGACAACATCATAATCAATCATCGTCTTGCCCATCGTCTCGTCAATATTGTGGAGGGCACGAGCCATTGACTTTGCCTGAATAAGGTAGGTTACGTTGGTTCGCTTCTCCTTCTCGGTCTTATCATCAATGGTGATGAATTGCAACTTAGCCTTGTACCACTTATCATCATCATCCTTATCACTAAAAAAGACCTCGTTATAAGGTGCTTGCGCTACTGACTTAACCTTAAACTCGTCAGAAATATAAACGGACATTTCCTCGATGATTGCGCTTTCTGCCTCAGTGAAGCTAAGGGCATCAACCACATATTTCTCGGTTACAGCCTTCTCCGTTCCGTCCGACTGAGTCTTGCGGTAACGGATACCAGTCTCAAACCATACACTACTTCTACTTCTCATATCTTAATAATCTAATACTATTTTTAAATTCAATTTCTCAATCAGTTCATTCACTCAGAATGGCAAATCGTTATTGTCACTCACCTGAGCGAAAGGAGCATCACAAGAGCCTGCTGCATTCTGCTGCTCACTCTCAAATTGTTTCAGACCGCCGATGATTGGCTGAGCCTTCAACTCCTCATCACTCATCTGCTCACGCACCTCCTTCGGGAGAGACTGCTTAATCATGTGCGTCTCATCATATTTGGGATTTCTCAACTCCCAAGCCGTCAAGTCAAGGTACGCCGCCTTTGGTTTATTCTGCTCATCCGAGCTGATAAAAAGATGATTCTCCTCAACTGGGATAACCAAGCATCGCAAGGTCTCACCTCTTCCTTGAATCGACATAATGCCAGCTCTCTTGAGCTTCATCAAGTTAATCTTTGCATTGAAATTTGTCATATTATATCTATTTGAAACGTTATTACTTCACAACATAAGCCGTAGCTTTCTGTATTTTCTCCTTATAGTCTTTCACACTCTTGTCATACCAAGCTGTGCTACCTTCTGATGTATATTGCTCCATGAAGAGTATATCTGACTTCTTTATCTTTGGAAGTTCATCAAATTCATTTGCACTATGAAACTTTCCGCTCTTGGTTATAAAGTCCCAACTTTCGTCTGATACGTCATAACCTGCTTTCTTGTTAGTTTTATAGTCCTCATATAACATCATCATGTGCGACTTATCATCGCTCAATTTAGGTATATCTCCACCATCCATATTCTTATAGATGGCTAATGATTTCGAGGGAGAGTATAATCTCGTTCCTCCACTTGCCTTTGCCATATTGTTTATATTTAAAAATTTATACTTGCCCCAAGGCAGGGACTCGAACCCATATCAACCTCCGCTTATTAAGAACTGCTTGGTGCGGAGTATCTATGCATACATTTGTAAATAACCAACAATCTATTTTTGAATGTCTTATCTATTAAGATTGGTCACTAGATAACATGATAAGAATAATATCGGTATCACGACCTATACAGCCCACGCACTCCATGTACGATTGATTGCCTTGGGATATTGCCCCACCGCCGTGAGGCTGAACTTTACACAATATACCATTTATGAGTTTAATCTATATAACATTTTAGAGTGAGAGCCATTGCCTCACGGCAACCTTGTGGCTCTCTGCGAATATTTTATCTATTCTTCAACCGTAAAATCTAAAGAAGGTTTGACTGAATAAAGTTGCTCATCGCCAAATTCTGTGATAGAATCATCGGCTGGTCGAGTGATACGGACTTATACATATCGGTGCAAGCGTTATACAAGTCCCAAGCGGAAACGCTTCCCTGCTCGTGATAGGTGAGCATCATCTTCTCAGTCAATCGACCAATCTGCGCCTGATTGAGCGGAATGGTCTGGCTGTTGCGGATTTCCTTGTGCTTGGTCTCAGAAGCCACACGGAGTGTCGTCAGCATGCCGATGATGGTAAACATTTCCTGTGCCTGTATCTGACGTTCCTTCATTCTTGCAATCTTCTCGTCATCATCAGCAACGATTTGGCGAAGATTTGTGAGCCACATATCAGCCAACGCAAGCAGTTCATCGAGCTTGTATGAAGGTCTCTTCATATCGGAATATGTTGCGCCATATTGCTCTGCTGCGAGCATCGTTTGATTATGGCATATAACTACATTCCTGCCAATTCCAAGCTGAATGCCTTTCTGGTGATACGAGATTGCCATATTGGTCGTAATCTCATCATTTCCACTGCCAGCATCGAAATCACGCAGACGTATATTGCAATACACTCGGCGAAGGATATGCGCCTCTACCGCTCTATCACCAATCACCGCTTCTTTCTCAGGCAATCGGGTAACTCCTGGCGTATTGCGGTCTTTGTTATTGGCGGCAAAAAGGTCATAAATCTCTGCCTTATAACCGTGGGCAGCACACATTTCTTGCACCTTGTCGATGACATCGAAGTGATACATACCCTTCAAAGGATTTCCGTACACATCATTCTCCTTCTCGGTGCGCTTCAACTGTTCAAGGGTAAGAATCTGTACCTTAGAAGTCTCAAAGTCCAAGAACTGATTATCATTCATACTCTTCAACTCTGGCATCTTGTCTGCTACCATTACCTCTGCCTTTGGCTGTGCGCCACCCATCATTACGTTCATTGCGTTCATTGTTGTATCTCCTATTTTTTTATTATTAAATAAATATGTTTGTTAAATTATAAATTCCTTAATCTTCAATATCATTGATTACGTCAAGATGCTGCGTCTCGCCGATAATCTCAACGTGCTCTGCTAGGTTCTTTGTCTTATTGAATGCCCATTTGGGCATAATGCAAAGATTGTGTTTATCAGATGTGGCATCCTTCTTGATAATCAATTTTAACTTTGGCACGAATACCTTGACCTTGCCTTCTGCGGTATCGAAGAGAAATATCTGTGCGCTTTGTGTTTGCTTAGTCATTGCCTTCTTTTGGCAACGGAACTTAGTCATTGTTGTAACTATCTCCATATCTGCCTCCTTTCTAGTAGGCGAGCCAAATAATAGCATACACCAATATCATTCCTAAGCTAGCATACAAGAATGCCCCTGCTGCTTCCTTAATCTCCTCTTCTGTAAGATTTTGCTGATTCATATTTTTTCTTTTCATAAATTATGTATCTCCTATTTATGTTGTTAAATATTGATTGACTTTATTTTCTCGATATACATATGAGCATTCTCAGGTCGCTTCCCATCATACATATTATCTACCTCATAGATGACTTTGCCGAGAGCGCATCCATTATATCCGCTCTCGAAAGTCTTATAACGATATTCAAGAATTGCGATAACTCTGATACTTCCCGTAGTGCTCATTGCGGTGATATTGCCCTCGATATGAATTTCCTTAAAAAGCATCGGCATAGTTTGAAAACTTGTGCTCTCAATCAATTCATAAGGCTTTCCACTGTAATCTTTCTCTGTCTTGATAGAGAATTTAGCGTTGATGCCAAGTCTCTTGCAAGTAAGCTCTATATCTGATAGGATATATTTTAGAGCCGAATCGTTTACTAAATCTTTAATCATTGTTGTATCTCCTTATTTTTAATTTATTAATACTTTTGCCTTGTAAAAACTCTTATTTTATTAAGTTTTACACCGCAAAATTAATAATTTCTTTTTAATCTACCAAACTTTCTAATAAGCATTTTTAATTTATTAATAATTTTCTATTATTTTTTAATAGATTTTAAAAGAACAATTAAGAATTTCTTATTAATTTTGCGGCGTGAAGAGGAAAGTGTGGATTCCATAAATAGAAATATTTGCCCAACCAGAATGGGTAGGGTTCAAAATATACTATAAAGTAGCCAAACGTTAGAAAGCCACACATTTCTTTCGTTCGGCTTTTTATTTGATTCAAACTTATATGATAAAGAAACTCAGAAATAAGATAGCAATAGGGATGTTCGGAGACAAGAGGTTTCTGAAAGCCATTGCTTTTGTACTTCTTTATCACGCAAAGACTGGCTCTAACGAGCTAAGAGGCTACTCAATCAGAAAACTTTCGATGATAACTGGCGTTCACGCCTCCACCATTAAGCAAAGATTGAGAACCTTGAAACAAAGAGGTCTTATGGAGATTAAGGCTGACACCCTTATCTTCAAATCAATCACGTCAAAACATTCTGAGAGAAACAAGAGATTAGACAAGGTTTCATACGATAGTTTGGCAGAGGTGGAGAAAGCCCTCTTTGCTATCCTTATATGTATTCTACAGCAAAGGAAGGAATTTATCAAGCGTGCATTTCTCGATGCCAAGTACTCTAACGACCTCAAAGTCGTAAAGCGTGCTAAGGCGATGATTAGGAAGTATGCGAAGGGATTCAAGTACCGTGAGCTTGGAATATCATATAAGAAGATTGCGAAGAAGCTGGGCGTCTCGGTGAAATCCGCTTTCGATTATGTAAGATTTGCGATTTCGCACGATTTTATTATCCAACAAAATCACTTCAAGGCAGTTTTTTATAAAAATATCAACTACTACCCTCTGGAGGGGTACACCTTCACTACAAGAAACTATGCCTACAACGTAAGGGCTAATACCTATGAGGTTGTAGGGTGTACTTCGTACCCTTTATATAAATATATCAATAAGGATAATAAAGGCTCAATATAATCGTTCCGCTTCGCTTCACTATACTTGGTACAATATAGATTATAAAAATTATAAAATCGGAGATACGAATATGACAGAAGCATTAAAAAACTACATCAAAGGCTCTATTGAGCGAGACGTTTACGACTGCTATACGGATGGCAGTTGCAATAACTTGTCGCCTAATCACGAGGGAGGTGCGGCTTATCTTGTGTTGCATAATGACGAGGAAGTTGTGCGCCGCAGCCAAGCATTGAAGAATACGACAAACAATCGTGCTGAGATGCTTGCTATCATCAGTGCGGTGAACTTCTGTCCAAAGGGCGCAAAGGTGAACATCTACACTGATTCGAGGTATTCCATCTTTTCCTTCGCCGAGAGAAAGCGACTGAAAGACGATACTAAGAACAAAGACTTGATTCTGAAATATCGTGAGGTAGCTGAGGGAAAGGAAGTCAGCTTTGAGTGGGTCAGAGGTCATAATGGCGATAAGTACAACGAAATCGTTGATTCTATGGCTAACGGAGAATATATGAAGATTAATGAACAATTAAAGCAATTAGGAAATGGTGACACTACATTTTGAATTTGAGCTTGCTGATAATGGCGTAATCGTTAGAGATACAGATGATAAGACGCTATCGGTCTATCAGGAGCAGAAAGGCGATAAGGGCGATGCAAACAGATATATTGATAGAGCCTTGTATAATGGTGTATTCGTTATGATACGAGATTTGATGCTGAATGGAACGGCAGAGAATCAACCAAAGGATAAATATAAACTTAAAATCGAGCTAAGATGAAGAATGAGACAAAGCTAACTAAGGTATATGAGTGGTTGAAGGAAAATGGTTATAACCCTCATATTTGCAAGAAATACAAAAAGAAAAAGAGTGCTGACTTTACGGCACTCGCCTTCAAGGTCGGCGATTATCACGATGTGGAGATAAAGATTGAGAGCGGAAACGATAAGGAATGGTACGAGGCACACAAACGATACAACCCAATCTTTATTCGTAAGGGTGAATCACCGAAGTTTGTTATCTCGAAGGTGCAAGACGTTATCATTAAGGTAATGACTAAGACGCAGGCTTACTTGATGCTGACACCTGCACAACGTGAGCAAAAGAAGAAGCGACACATCAAGCATCTTCAAAGATTGGAAAGAAAGAGAGCGGAGAAGATGGGTAAAAACTATCTAATGGCGTTGAAAAATTCAAGCAAGAAGTAACATCGACTACAGGCAAATACTTCGCAAACGAAGAAAATTTCAAAAAGTATTATAAATAATGCTATCCAAGAAACTCATATATCAGATGCGTAGTGAGCTGTTATCTCATATCACCGATGCGGAGATAGCAGCAGGTAATAACTGCGCTCGCCTTGGATATAAGGTCATCTATCAGCAGCCAATCACAACAGGCAGGAAGCTATACTTCGCCGATATATATCTGCCCGATATCAAAACCATCGTAGAATGTGATGGAGGCTATCACTTCACAGCCAAGCAAAGACGCAAGGACGGCAATCGCTCGGCAGGAATCTGGCGGCTCGGCTATCATGTAGTGAGACTGAGCAATCATGATGCGAGAGACATAAATAAGGTAAAGGCAAAGTTAGATATGATACTCAGAAAGGCAGGAGGGCGCAAATAAGCGATTCTCTTGCCTTTTCTTATTTTCATGTAATAACTTATAGGCTTTATTAAAGATATTGCCATAAAACCAAGGAAAACGCCCGAAAAACGCATTTGTTTACACAGCTTTAATAATTTCATATTAATTTTTTAATAATAATAGTAATTTTGCCATCAGAAATTATTAATAACGTTTTAAAACAGAATTACTATGACAATAAAGGAAAAAGTGCTTTCCTCTTGCAAAACGTCATTCGCAAAGTACGGTTTGAAGAAGGATGAACTTTCAAAGCTGGTAGATACGATTATTGCGACACGTAGCCTAACAGATGAGTCAACAAATGAGGATGTAAATGGTGCTATTACGGCTTTCGAGCCGATGGTGGGTATGATGCAATCGGCATACAACCGAGCCGTATCGGAAACAACCAAGAAGTTTGAGGGTTTTATCGACCCTAAGACTATCACCGACCCGCAGCCACCAAAAGACCCTCCTACACCTCCAGTTAATCAACCTCTCACAATGGAGGCTATTCGGAAGCTTATTGCCGAGAATGCGGCAAACAGTCAGAAGGCTATCAATGATGCTGTTGCTGCGGCACTCGCCCCATACAAAGAGAGAGAGGAGCGTGAGCGACTTGCTACCCTCTTGCAAGGCAGCGATAAGTTGAAGGATATTCCAAAGCAATTCCGTGAGCGTTATCAGCTCGACAAGGAAGAGAACTTGGACACTACCGCACAGAAGATTGCGGACGATTGGACGGCATTGAAACAAACTCTTGCATCAAGCGGTCAGTTCATCCAAACACCAAAGTCTCCTTCTAAAGAGGACGAGCAGAATGATTTCTTGAAGTCTTTGCATGAATCTGCGGAGCGTGTATCTGCCCCTAAGAAGGACTAGGCTTCAAAAGATGTTATGTCGAACTTAAAATGGAAAGATTATGTCTAACAAAGGAATGTTTTTGAGAAAAACCTCGCCTACTCATATCAATGAGGCGGTTTGGTGGGAAGAGCAGTGCGTTCGCCGACAGGGCGGTTACGACCTCGACCAGACAAATATCCCTGCTACTTTGAAGTGGCTGCCTAAGGGCACTGTTTTGAAGTTGGGTACTGGCGGCAAGGCGGTGGCAGTAAAGACGGCACTCGTGACTGAGAAGGCTGAAAGTGCTGCTACAACTTTGAAGATTAAGAGCGGTTCACTCTATCAGGTAGGCGATTCTATCGCAGGCAAGAAGATTTCAGCTATCAAGACTGATAACGGAATTGATACACTGACTATCGCTGCTTTAGGAGCGGCTATTGAGGCAAACACCGTTGTAACCGATTATGATAAGAGCAAGGATACTCTCCTTGGTCTCTCATACGATACTCGTGACCTCGATAAGGATATCGCAGTGTTCGTTGAGCCTACCTTGCAAGTAATGGAGGTAGAGGAGGCAACTCTCCCTTATCCTATCAACGCAGACATCAAGGCTGGTCTGAACGCCAATGGTGTTGCACTTTTCAAGATTCAGTAACCCTTTAAAGTGGATAAATAGACTATGAATAGTATTTTGAAGCAGTTGCAAGAGCCAAAATCCTTGCAAACTTACATTGATGAGTACATGAAGACTTCCACTTTCAAGGCATTGTGGAAGGCTGAAATGAAGCCAGTTGAATATTGTGCTGCAAAGACTTATAGCGCAAATGTCGCCAAGTATGCTGCTGCTATGGTCGGTTCTGTTATCGCAAAGAACGCAGAACGTCCAGTACATACTATGCCAGACCTCGGTCAGCTGTCTGGTTCTATCGGACGAATTGGTGATGAGTGGGAGCTTGATAATGACTACCTCGACCAGTTGCACTTGCTTGAGGGCAAGTATAATGATATCAAGGGTCGTGGCAACTATACGCAGGCATCGCTCAACGCTGAGTATGATAAGCTCTTGACCTACGCATTCAAACCATTTGAGCTTGCGACCGTCACCCCTCACAAGCGTATGGATATGCTGTATTTCGAGGGTCTCTACAAGGGTACTCAGACCGTATCTCGCATCAATAACACCAAGGCTAATGTGTCTTACACCTTCCAGCTTGACGTTAAGACCATCAAGGCAACTACCGCAAAGTGGGGCGATGCGAACGCTACCCCATTCAAGGACATCAAGCAGTTGAAGGACTTGGCGAAGCAGCATGGTCGCAAGATTTTGCGCTTGCGTATGTCTGAGAATACCTTCTATAAGATGTGTCAGGCAACAGAGGTGAAGGACACCTTCAAGCTCAACCTCGGAACTCTTCAGGTGAATCCATCCGTACCGATGATTTCGGTTGATCAGATGAATATCTACTTGCGCTCTATCCTTTTGCCAACCATTCAGATTGACGAAGACCAGTATGTTGAGTTGGCGAGCGGTAAGACCGAGAACCTTATCCCAGACGACCGAGTTGTAGCTATGTGCGCCGATAAGGTGGCTGTTCCAAAGGCTGCCGAGGCATTGGAGGCTATCGACCCATTGCCTGGTGTTGCTTACGCTACCTATGATGATAACCTCGTAGGCTACTGGCGTGATAAGACAGGTTACCACCTCACCAACGAGATGTGGATGCAACCAGTCTTTGACGGCATTAACGACTACTTCATCATGGACGTAAGTCAGAAAGGCTAAAGTAAGTGTATTTTATAAGTGATTGAATAATAAGTACGGCATTTTAAAACAAGGTAAGCATGACAATATCAGAAGCCATAGCAAGCGAGATACAGCCTTTTTCTACTTCGGATGAGGCGTTGGAGAAGATGTTCATTGATGCAAGCAATAAGTACGGCATCACGGCATCCGTCTCCGATGACTACACCGTTGCTATGAAGAAGCCTGTTGCTTATTCAGCGATGCGCCTTCTCATGAAGATGCGTCCTCTGTCAAGCGAGAATATCGGAGGTATCTCACAAGGTTACAAGGATAAGAACTCCTTGATAGATGATATGATTAAGTCAATCGCAAAGGATGCTGGGTTGGATGCTGACCTTGTTTTAAATGCTGATTCTGATGGTTTTTGGCTGTGTAGCCCAAAGGTTTGGTGATGTTATAAGCGTATGAACTTTGAAGATACTTTGAAGATTGGTGCAAAGGTGTACGATGTAGGCTATGTCGAGATTGGAGGTAGATACTACTCGCTCAATGAGGATGGAAGCATTGATACCACCGATTGTGATAATGACTTACAAGGAGGATATGACGATAACGGAAATCCTCTAATACCTATAGATACAGTATTCATTGACTTTGGGAAATGCACTATATTGCCAAATTCAAGGGCAAGCATCATCGGACTTGCGGACGGACAACAGTATGTCTATACTTATGAGGTGTATGCGCCTTTATCTAAGGCTAAGTACCCTCTTATCCCCAAGGAAGGTGATAAGGTTGTGATAACGAAAAAAGATGGCACAATTGACAAGGAAATGGAAGTCAAGGGTTTCGTTACCTATAAGCAACGCTATCTAAAACTTTGGTTATAGGAAGAGTATTAGAGGTTATGGCAAAAACGGAACTGCAAATAAAAGGTCGAGAAGCCCTGCAAAGGAGGCTGAATGAGAAAAGAGAGAAACTTCTCGCTGCTCTCAATGTGCGCCTTTCGCAGTTAGCAGAGGAAGCCGTGACCTACTCCAAGAATAATAAAGGTTATCAAGACCGTACGGCGAACTTGAAGAACTCTATATCTTTTGCGCTCTATTTTGATGGTGTGGAGATAACTTCGCAGGTTGGCAAGATACCAAAGGCTGATGAAGCTGAGGGAGGGCAAGAAGCAGTGCAATCGGCACTCAATCAGTACGTCCAGAAAGAGGGCGTTATCGCTCCGAAAGGATATTCGCTTATCGTTATAGCTGGAATGAACTACGGCAAGTATGTCGAAGATAAAGGCTATAATGTGCTGTATCTCACAAGATATTTCCTTCGAGATGAAATGAAAAAGATATTGGAAGAAATCACTGAAACGATTAAAAACGAAAATTAGTGTATGATACTCGGCGATGATGCGGTTACCGCAATGTGGAAGCATCTTAATTCTCACTATAAGGATATAGGATTGCAAAAGGGACGCATATTTAAATATGAACGCCCCGAAAGGTTTGATATTGGCAGTTATATTGTCATCAACCATCTTCCTTTTGTGCGCCGCAATGTAATCGAAGAGGGAGTTGTGAACGTAAACGTTCATGTCCCAAAAACGCCAACAAATGAGCCTAATGTAAAATATATGATTAGCTTAATAAAAAAAATAATATCGCTCTTTGATGACGGCGTACTACATCTTAAAGATTGTATTTTTGAGTTCTATGCTGATTCACGTCCTGCTCGTGATAACGATGATACTTATTATGTCAATCTAAAATTTAACGTAACGTATAACAATTTAAAGGAATAAAGATATGGGAAAGAACGGAGTATATGGCATTGAAAAATTTTCATTTGCCGACCCTGTTGCTAATGGTGGTTATCCTTCTGCCTTTACAAATAGCATCAAAGCTATTGTAACAGGAAGTTTGACTTTTAACGACCAGGCAGCATCTACAACGGATGTAGAGATTGAGGATTCAGAAGACCCATACGTAGTGCTTACTTCTAGTGCTGCAACTAAGGGATTCACTATCCAGACTTATGACCTCTCACCTGAGAACTTTAAGGCTCTGCTTAATTATGCCGATAGTTCCGATGGAAAATGGTATGAGGAAGCACCAACAGAGAGTGAGGTTTATAAGGCTATTCAGATTGTCACAAAGACTTTGGATGATATTCCATCCAAGACTTTTGAGTGGTCTAAGATGAAGCTTACCGTTACTCGCAGTGGCTCAATCGGTAAATCTGGCTTACCTAACCTTAATATTGAGTGTCGTCAGATGGCGGTATTTGATACAACTGGTAACAAGGTTAGCGGACATCGTTTTGGTCTTACTGAAACCGTAAGTGAAGCAAAGGTGAGTGGTAAATAGAAGACTACCACAAAGTAGTTCTCTTGTTAATTAGAAAACATATGAATTCATAGCGGTGAGGTGATGGAATTTTCCTAAGCCGCACCGCTATTTTCATTTTCAATCATCTGTAATATATGAAGACAACAGACAAACAGAAAGTCGCAGATACACTTTTGGAGAAGCCAAAGAAAATCAAGGTCGGAATGTTTACCTTCAAGGCATATCCGCTGACACTTGCACAAATCTATGAAATGGGAGTGTTCGCCAATCAGATTAAAAGTGCCGACTTCAAGGATGGCGACAAAGTCAACGTCATGCAAGAACTTATCAAGCATAGCAACGATGCAAGATTGATGCAAGAGGTTTTCATCGTCTGCCTCTTCCGCAAGAAATGGAAGAGAAGACTGTTTCGCACGTACCTAAAGAAACGCTTGACAATCTTGCATTTCAGTGAGATTGTGAAATTTCTGAGCAGCTCCTTCAACATAAATTTTTTCTTGACCTCTATAACTTTCCTGACCCAAGCAAAAGTGATGACGGAGCCAAAAACGACTCCCCTTGGGCAACAGTCGGGGCAGTGATGAAATACTTCCGTATGAGTTACGAGGAGGTCGTATTTAAACGCTCATACCTTAACGTCTTGCTTTTGAATCGCTCAATTCCTCCTTTCGATACCGATAGTAAAGATACGGATTCAAACAGGAGAGAAAAGAGTAATGGGAAAAAACCTTCAAAGCAACATCACGATATAGATAGACCTATCAGTGCCAATGATTTCTTCATGGGAATGATGGGATAAGTTATATATAACATATAAGCAATATGGCAGCAGAAGATATACTTGGTATCAGCGCACAGATGGATATATCCGATATTCAAAAAGCGTTTGATAACATTATCAATAACCTCAACTCTCTCGGTGTCAAGACGGACGAGGTAAGCTCAAAGATGTCAAAGGCATTGAATAGCATTTCTCAAAGTGCAGCATCCGATGGTGAGAAGACCAAACAATCAATCGAGGTCTATAAGAATGGTATCGCCGAAATAAATAAGGCTCTTGAAACAACACCCGAACAGATAAAGAAACTTGGGTCTGAGGCTACGACCGCCGAAGCTACGCTCGACAAGCTCAAACAACGCCTATCGGAAGCTACTGAGGGAACGCCGAAATGGGAGGCGATAAATGAGCAGATAAAGAATCAGCAAAATCTTGTAAGTAAGCTCAACGGCGAGTATGATTCGATGCTTGGAACGTTCGGCAACACCCAACAATATGTTGGCTCACTGAATACGGCTATCGAGGCTCTGAATGCAGGTCGCTCCATTTCTACCGCTACGACAGGTGCATCTGCTGTTGCGCACGCAGGTGTCGCCACGGCTGTAGGAGCAGAGGCGGCTGCGCACGTGTCAAACGCGAAGGAAATCAACAATGAATCCGAGAGCGTAGAGAAAAGCGTGCAATCGTTCAAGGATTATGAGGAGGAAATCAATGCTGTAAAGCAGAGAATATCAGAATTGCAGCAAAAGATTATCGAAACCAAGGAAGATATTCAGAATGCAAAGAATGACGTAAAGGACTTCGAGGCACAGAGAGAAACGCAAGCAGCAAAATACGGAAGCAAAAGCTCTGTCGTCAAGAATACTGATGCTGCAATTGATATGTCTCAGCAAGAGGTCGATGAACAAACGAGGGCGTTGCAAGGCTTGCAAATTGAACTTCAAAAATCAAAGTTGCAACTCTCTGACCTCAGAGACGAGCAGAAGTTGCAAGCTAGCGCAACAAAAGGGCAATCAGATGAATTTTCTGATATTGTCGCAAAGATTGAGAACTGGAAATCATCCCTATCGGATATAGATGGAATGTCTCAGAAATTTGAAAGCCAAAACCAAGTTATCTCGGCGGTCAAACAGAGCATTGATGAGCTGAGTGCTTCGGCAGCGAACTATTCTGAGGAAGCCAAGGCTCTCAAAGAAGACATAGATATTTCTTCGCTTAACACTCGTATAGATCAAAGAAACGGAACTGGCGACCCAGCAGCCGACATTGATGCTATCAAGCAGAAAATATCGGAATACGGAGAAGCAGTCAGCTATGCGAGCGGTCAGGCGAATGCGGCATATGAGTTGCAAAAAGAGGCTGTTGCAGGTCTTGAAACGCAACTCTCGCAATTACAGGAGCAACTACAAGCCGCACAAGCCACCAACAACACAGAAGCCGTTGAGAAAATATCTGAGCAAGTTGGGGTCTTGAAAGATTCTTTGTCAGAAGCGAAAACAAAACTCGCTGAGCTTAAAGAGCAGAGCGAGAAAGCTTCCGAGGAATTAAACAAGCTATCAGAGGTGCAAGCAAAACTCAACGAGAATACAGAAGCCACAGGTGGTATTTTCGGGCGTTTAGGTGATGCCTTTACGGCATTGAAAAACAATATTGCGGAAAGCTTAGAGCCTCTGTCTGGATTTACCTCGAAGATAGGAGAGGCAAAAGATAAGGTTGTTGATTTTGCGACTGGTGGGGGGAAGTTTCAAGAATCTCTTGGAAACATAAAGACAGCCGTAAAGGGATTGCCTATTCCTATCGATAGCGTGACGAAAGGCGTAAGCGCAATGGTGAAAGCCCTTTGGGCGATGTGTTCTACTCCTGTTGGTGCGGTGCTTGCTGCTATTACAATCGGCTTGCAAGCGGTTTATAAGTGGTTCACGAAAAGTGCCGAAGGACAGAGGGCATTCACGAAAATAACAGCTTATTTCGGCTCTATAATGTCTTCTATCACGGATATTGTTGTTATCTTCGGCAAATACCTCTATCACGCATTCGCAGACAACAAAGCTCCGATGAATAGCTTCGCAAAAAGTTTCGTGAAGACATTCAAGACAGCAATATCTGCTGCAATATCCCTGGTGAGCGGACTTGGAACAACACTGAAAGGAATATTTACGCTTGATTGGGACACCTTCACTGATGGATTGTCGAAGACGTGGGACGGACTGAAAAAAGCAGGAACGGCGGCTATAGATGCAATAGGCACAGCTTTTAAGGGGGCGTTCGGAACGGTTTCGCTCACCTATGATATGTTGACAAGCGATAAATTAGGAAAGGAACTAGGCTCGGCTCTCGAAGGGATGCTCTCCAAAGCGAGCAACGCTGCGAAAATAGCAGAGCAGGAACTCAACACAAATATACAACTAGGAAAGGAAAAGGAAAAGCAGGAAAAGCTTAATATAAAGATTGCGGAGAACCGTGAGAAAATATACGCCCTCACTGGCAAGGCGAAAGATGCGATGATTGAGGAGACCAAGACTTTAATGAAACAAAAGTACGATGGTCAAATCAAGGCTCAAAAGGAACTCTACGAGATTCAGAAGAAACGCAACCAAATGCACACCTCCTCGCTTGAAGACATCAAGAAGGAAAGAGACTTGCATATCGCACTACTGTCAACACAAGCGCAGCAAATGGCTTCCACACGTATGCTCACACGTATGCAAGAATCGAACAGAAGAAGCGAAGAGAATGCTGAGAAGCAGAAGAAAAAGAAAGCTGAATCCGATGCCAAGAAAGAGCAGAATAAAGGCAGGCAAGTTTCTTCCGCTGAGGGTAAGCTTGAAGACGTACAGTACAAGAACGCCTACGAGCGAATCAAGGCAGAAAAGGAACTTGAAGATGCTGTTACAGAAGCAAAGCTCAAAGCGATGGGAGATAACGAGGAAAAGGTTATCGCACAAAAGAAGAGGGAGCTTGAAAAAGAACTCGACCAGATTGAGGAAAAGAAAAACGCCTTAATCAAGGCTGAGCGTGACAGGCAGAAAGCTGAGTTTGAGGCACAGCAAGCCGTTAATAAAGCTAAAGGCTCAAAGACTGAAAAATGGGATGAGAAGAAACATCTTAACAATGAGCCTATAAATAACATCGTAGAACAGTACAAGGTAATAAAAGAAAAGACAATCGAGGCATCAAACAACGAGATACAAGCCTCGGAGTTGCAATCAATGCGTGAATATCTGAAAGAGTATGGAAGCTTGATGCAACAGAAGCAAGCCATCGCAGAGGATTATGATGAGAAAATCAGAAAGGCGCAGACCAAGGGCGAGAAGCTACAACTCGAACAGCAAAAGAAGCAAGCCCTAGCGAACGCTAATTTCGAGAACATATCGATGGGCATAGACTGGAAAGGTCTTTTCTCTGGTGTCGCAAACATCAGCAAGGAAATGTTACAGCCTATGCTCGACCAACTTGAAGCCTACACGCAAAGTTCAGAGTTCAGAAGTGCAGGTGCTGAGAACCAACAGAAGGTCGTCGAGTTGATGCAAGAGATAAGGAGCTACATCGGCACAGACCAGTCTGTCACTTGGGAGACCCTTGCCGATGCAATCAATAAGTTCAACCAGTCGGTTGTCGATTATCAAAAGGCAGTCGAGGAGGAGAAGAAGGCAGACAGCGCATTGCAAAATGCCAAGGGTGACCTCAAAAACGGCAAGATAACGCAAGAGGACTTTGAGAAGATAAAGGCAGAATCCGACAAGGCAAGCCAAGCGGTCGTTGATGCAAGGGAAAAGATGAACACCTTTGGCGTGCAACTCAACTCCGCAACCGATTCCGTGAAGAACTATTCATCGAAGCTTGATGCGGCACTCAATAAGATGGGCACTTGGAAGGGCGTTGATGGATTCTCAGGCATTCAAGATGCATCAAAGAATATCAGCAGCCTGAAAGGTGCGCTTGATTCCGTTCTTCCACAGATGGGCGATGGTGTGGCGAAGACCATCGGAACAAAGATGTCGGCAGCAATGGGTTCTGTGACGAACACCCTTGGAAGTGGTCTTTCCAGTCTGATGTCGAAAGGAATTGGGCAGATTGTGGGAATTGTGGCACAGATACCAAAGATTATCTTACAAATTGCCGATGCTATAAAGAATTTCGTGACAGGGATTCTTAATTCTTTTACGGAATTATTGCAATTCAACTGGCTTTCAGACCTTGTGAACAGCATACTTGATGCTGTCGGCAATCTCATTGATGCTATCTTCGATTTGCCTGAGAATATATTCAAGGCACTCGAAAGCATACTTGTCAAGGGCGTAGGAGGCTTGCTTGACACGGTAATCGGAAGAGTTGGCAACGTCTTGTCATTTGGTGCTCTTTCCTCGAAAGGTCCTTCATCTTGGTTCAAGAACTCGAATGCCGAGAAGGTGCAAAAGACCATCACCAAGCTCACAGACAGCAATGAGAGGTTGAACGATTCCATCAGCAGGCTTGAAAAGACGATGTCTAGCACATACGGGTCGGATGCGCAAAAAGCATACGAGGAAGCGAAGAGGCAGCAAGAGAAAGTCAATTCGCAGACACTCCAAATTGCCAAGACACAGGCAGGCTACCACGGAGCACACGGCTCTTGGAATCATTATCTCGATAGCCTAAGGTTTGGATTTACTGACGATGGGCAAGTGTATATGTCCACCGCAAGGAAGGAGATTGAAAAGGAAGTCCTTAAAGCTACAAATAATCAAAAGGACGACATTTGGAGTCTCACGCCAGAGGAAATGAACAAGCTTCTTGGAAGTGAAAATGTTGTCAACCTCATCAAAGGAGTCGGAAAGGGCGGCTATGGAGATAGAGTGCTAGAAAAGCTTAAAGACTATGCCGACCTAGCAGGTGAAATAGATGACTTGACAGAGCAATTTCAAGAGTCCATCACTCAAATTTCCTTTGATAGTATGAAGGATAGCTTCGTCAGCAACCTCATGGATATGGAGAAATCTGCTGAGGATTTCGCCGACGATTTCGCTGAAATGATGCAAAAGGCTCTCCTCTCCTACTCAATGGAAGACCTTATCAATACAGACCTAAAAAATCTGTATAATGATTGGGCAAAGCTGATAGAGGATAAGAAAGGAAAGCTCACAGAAGATGATATTAAGGAGTTAAATAAGCGATATGATGACATCGTTGACGAGGGGTTGAAGAGGCGTGATGAATGGGCGAAGGTTACTGGATATACTGGTAGTGCTTCACAGTCGGAGCAAACAGCAACAGGCAAAGGAATTGAGGCTATTACGGAAGACCAAGCAAGCAGTCTTATCGGAATAGGTTATGCAATGCAAATCGCCTTAGAACAAGGAAATGAGGTACGAAAGGGAATTAGTCTTGATATGTCACTTTTGCGGTCATACTCAGAGACTATCGGTAATAATATCTCAGAAATGAGAGATATTCAGTACCAAGGTCTGGAGCAGTTACAAGCGATAAACAAGAATACGGCACCTATCATTCTTATTCGTGAAGATATTGCAAGTATGTATAAATTAATGAAGGAAAATTATTAAAGCATGAAGAATCAGGCATTTATAAAGATGGTTGGCGAGGCTGATACAGCCTACGCTGACCTTGATACTTTCGGAGTAACGCTCATTAAAGGATGGAGAGAGGCATTATTAACTCCGACATCCGTAAAAAGCTATGTAACGAATGATAGTAGATTGGAACATGGAGAAAGCATTATTGCTACAAAAAAGTATGCAAAGAAAGCAAAGCGTGATGTAAGTATATCTTTTTTCTTGGAAGGTTCTTCGGAAGAGGATTATCTCATCAAATACGAAACTTTCCTTGATACAATTGCATATTCGGGGCAATTTTGCCTAAAAGTTCCCTGCTTAAAGAGGGTTTTTAAACTTGTTTATTCGCAATGCTCACAATTTGGTGATTATGGATTAAAAAAAGGTAAATTTGTACTTAAATTAACAGAGTCTAATCCAAATGATAGAGAAAAGTTATGATTAATATCTATGACGTGAACGGTAAAGTGCTTATGCAAGCAGAGATAACCAGCTCGGCTATTAGAGTGGAAGAATTATCTAAATCAGATTATATCTCCCTCTCATGGAATAGTGCTGAAAAGGTTATCTTGCCTGCTGGAGCATACATTGTACATAAATACAAGATTGATAAAGTAAGAGAAGTTACCCGTCAGTTTCGTCTCTTGGAATCTTACGAGCCTACACAGAGCGATGAAATGTCTTGGAAATATACGCCAGAGTTTCAGCACCCAAAGATGGTTCTTTCTAAAATTCCTTTCTTTATTCGCACAAGAAACTCAAAGAATGAAGTTGTAAAACAATACAACTTCGATTTCTGCGGAACAATGGTTACGATAGCCGATAAGCTCAAAGATTTTTTGAATAATGAGCTTAAATTCGGTAACGCAGGATGGGTAATCAATTACAACACAACTAATACGAATGCTATTAATGTATCCTTTAGCGATAATGATTTTATGTCAGCGCTTACAGCTATCACAAATGCTATCGGAGATAATTGTGAATGGCATATTGATTACGATAACGAAACTATACATATCGGTAATGTGCTTCGTGATGATTTACCTATCGTTACATTAAAGGTCGGAGAAAATGTAGGTATTCCTTCTATCACTAATAGCAAGGAGGATTACTATAACGCTTTTGCTGTATTTGGTGGCACTCGCAATATTACACAAGTTAACGATAAGGGGGAAAATATATCTTCTTCGGATATAAAATTGCAACTATCTAAAGGTAGCGGAATAACGGAGATTGACGGAAAGAAGCTTTCTTACTCTATTGATGAGTTTTCTACTATCGATATGCGGCAGAATAAGAACGAGCAGCTTTTTACTAAGATACTCAATCTCTCTCAAATATACCCTTCGCTTAATACTTACGTATATAATGTGCGAGGGAGAGAAAAATATGTGCTGCAAGATGGAAATAAAATACCTCTTACGTATAATGCTGACGGGTCGGTAAAGACATATAAAACGTTTACTGTATGGTATGTTCGTATGGCTTACCCAACCACCGAAAAGATAGCAGACAAGAAGCTTGTTAATACAACTGTTGACAATGGTGTTACTCATTATTGGTACGACTTTGAGGTAACCGATGATTTGCTTATTAATGGCAAGAATATCGGATGCTCCTTTGAGGCGAATTTTAATGAAGGAGCATTATCTACTCCTCTTGCAGGTCGTGGCACTAATGGTGATTATGTAGGCTTTGAGCTTACATATCACAAAGAAGCGTCATCTACTCATACGACAGACGATGTTGATAGCTCTAATTTCGCAGTTTTGGCTGGTGATTTTGAGATTATCTATCAGGAGGATAATGACCTTATCATACCTACGAATGCAAAAGATATGATAATTCCGAAAGGCGAAAGTCTGCCATCTTACAAGTGTAATATTACTGTGCTTTACAATATCGCAATGGCAGAGAGTAATTATACAGAAGATGCTCAAAAAAGGCTTTTAGATGCTGCAATGAAGGAAATAAAAAGGTTGCTTTCCGACTTGAATAACTATTCAGTTAAGTCTTATCCACAAGTATTTGAAGCAAAGAATCCTTGCTTACAGATTGGGCAGAAGGTTGTGTATGATGACGGAAACGGCTATCAGCTTAATACTCGTGTTCAAAAGATTAGTACGAATATCGATTTTGAATTTGTGCAAGAAATCACGGTAGGAAATGAGGTTATCAAAGGTAATACGACACAGCTTAGAGAAGATGTAAAGGAGATAATTGCATCAGGTGGCTCTGGTTCAGGGGGCGGTGGAAATTATACAACCTCACAATTAAGGAATCTTATCGGTAAATATGGTAATGGCTATTTTATTTCAAAGCTTTTTGATGACACCGCAGAAGGCTTAATAACCTTAGCGAAAGGTCTTATTGCCAAAGGTCTTGCAGACCTGATGATGGGAGCAAAGTTTGGCAATAATGCCAAGATTACAGAGCTTGGCGAGGCGGTACTTAGTGCTATCAAGTCTCTCGATTACGACAATGCGGCTGAACAAGGCTTCTCTGTTGAGAAGGAGAAGAACGGAAAGTACCATGCATTCGTTACCAACCTCACCATCTGGGGCAAGGCGATATTCCACGAATTAGAAGTACGCAAGTTGTCTTATTCGGGAGGCAACATCTATTTATCTGGAGCAGGAAGTAAGCTTATAAAGGTTGTACCTGTCAAGAAATCGGTATCTGCTGACGGTGTGATATCTTGGGTCGAAACAGCTGAGGATGATGTGGAATGTGTTGGCTGGAAATGCTATCTCTTAGCCGATAATGGTACTACTGCTACGATGAACGACTGGCAGGAGGGCGACCAAGTGCGCTGTCAGACTACTGGCGAGATTGTGGCTGGAGGAACATATCAGGATGCAAGTAACAAGAGTTACTGGCGTACAATCCCTAATGGTGGCGTATCTACACAGAACGAAAAGATATATGGGACTATGACGGAAACTTACCTTGACGAAGCTGGTAAGGAGCAGACGAGAGAAGTACAGGTGGAATTGTACGGAGGTCAGTCGTTTGCTTGGATTGTCATTGGCAAGCATGGAGATTTAGATGGATATACTGATGAGAATAGTGAGCCCGATAAGAATAGTGCGCCTGTTGAGACGAGAGGTATTCCTGCTGAGGGCGACACAATCGTACTTGATGGTAACAGACATCGTAATGAACACGGCGAGTATGATAAGACGGACAGACAGAATGTGATTGTCCTCGAAACGACTGGCGAATATGCTCCTCGTATCGCTTGTTATGCCAATATCTCTGAGTATAAGCATACTATCATAAAAAGCGTGAATGACGAGGACAAAGAGGTGTCTCTGTCTGTATTTGAGACCTCTCCAAAGGGAGGAACAAAAATCAACTCTTCACGTTTTGAGTGGATTTCTAATGATGGCAGCACTATCAATATCATCAATTATCGGGGCGACTGGGTAAAAGGAAATACTTATCATAAGAACGACCAAGTGAATCACAACAACGCCGTATGGGTATGTGTCGCTAACTCTGAGGAGAGCGTGATAGCAGAACCTTCCGATAGCTCGACCCAATGGAAAAAAGTCCTCTATGGAGGTAAAGGCGAGAAGGGTGATGATGCGGTGTCTTATAGTGTTCAGTTCTCGGAAGGAACTGCTATGATTTCAGGCGTGGCAACTAAAGTTCTTGATGTCACATTTGTTAAGTCTGTCGGACTACAAATAAGAAGCGGTGGTATTAGAGATATTGATTTTAACGGAACGTGTGTCGTCTATGTTGACGGAGTTAGGAGTGATGACATGACTAACTATCTCATGTTTGGCTATACATATCTTGATATATACAATGCTTTTGCTAATGAAATCAAAGGAAAGAAAAGCTTGTCTGTCGAGCTTCGTGACTCTGACAATAGAGTTGTCGCCTCCAATATCTTCTTCTTTGCTGAGAAGGGAGAGAAAGGAGAGAAAGGCGACAAGGGAGAACAGGGCATTAAAGGCGATAAAGGAAAAGATGGAGTTGACGGAACTGACGGTAAAGATGCAGTCTCAGTCCTTGTCGAGAACGCTCCGCTTGTCTTTGACACAAATGATGATGGAATCGTGTCTCCTGACATATCAAAGCTGGCGAAGGTAAAGATAATGAGGGGAAACAGGAACGTTTCAGACGAGTGCAGCGATGTGTCTTCGAGGGATGATATGTGCGTTAATTGTAAATGTGATGTTACGCAGGAGAATGGATACATCAGCGTATCTATATCAAGCAACTATATCACAAAGAACGACGTGATTGTTGACGGCGTAAGCCAAGGTAAGGTTTCTGCAACATCAGGATATGCGGTTGCGCAGGCTACTTACGATGGGGTTACTCATTTTGTACAGGTTCCTTTCTCTGTTAACGTTGCTAAGTTTACTGGTGTCGTAGCATTCGACAATAATGGTTATAAGTCGCAGTTTGAAAAGGTGACAAATAGACTTAATGATACTGCAACCAAGGATGATCTGAAAAAGGCTGAGTCGGATTTCAAACAAACGGCAAGAGAAATTTCCCTCACCGTGAGCGAGAAGGCAATAGCAAGGCGCAATCTGCTTGTTGGTAGCGCATTCCTGCGTGAGGATAACAACTTTGGGCTATTCAGCGATGCAAGAATCGAGATGAACAGCGGCTATCAGGGAACTAACTGCATCAAGTGTATTGATGATACTACGGACGGAAAGACACGCTATCCTGGTGTATTCTGGGATGCCTCGCTAGGAGGTAAGAGTGTTAGGATAACAAAGGGTAAGAAGTATGTTATATCATGCTGGTATTTCTCGAATAATGCAAATGGACATCTAAGCCTCGAAGCACTCTATATAGACAAGCGGACGAATGAAAGAAAGGGAGCGCCAAAATATCTCTCAGCAGGCAGTTTATCCCCTAAGCCCAATCAGTGGCAATTATTCTCAACGGTTATAGATACAACCGATGCAGAGTATGATTATATTGCCTTTAACTTTTATGAACATTGCGGCGTTGAATCTGGTTTGATTGAAGCCTATATTTGCAGACCAATGGTTGAGGAAGGCGACACCTATAATGGCTGGACGCTATCACAAGACGATTATGACATCATTGGTGCTAACTTGATTGATAATTCAAGGACACTTGATGTTGGTGGTAATGTGCTGGAAGTAAAGGGTCAGAAAGCTCTTGTGGGTGATGCGTATGAACTCACATATATAGGCTCTGACGACTACAATTCATTCTATCGAATAAAAGGCAGCACCTTCCAGCTCGGCGTAGATTATACTATCAGCTTCGAGGTAAGAGGCGATGCTGAGTATATGGGTGTATATGCCTATTATCCTATCACAAACACCAAGTTCACTCTCTACGCAGAACCGCAGAATGGTGCAATGACCGAAGTGACAGATGGCGGAAAGGTTAATAATTATGTTGCTTTGATTCAAGTCAAGGAGCTATCTAAGCAGCAGAGGGTGTGGAGTCATTTCCGATTCAAGGACAGACTTCCTGAGCAGATCTACTTCCAGTTCCCAAAGAATGCGCAACAGACTGGTGTAACGAGCTGGAGTGTGACCATCACGAAGCCGAAAATCGAGGTGGGTGCAGTCGTTACTGAGTACACCGAGCGCAAGAGTGACCTTGTAGATAAGGCGAGTCTGAAAAAGGCAGGAATCGAGGTAAAGAGCGATGAGGTGCTGCTGCATGGAGATAGAATCCGTGTCAATAATAACGGACAAACTGCCGCCCTCTTCACTGGCGGCAAGATTAACGCCTCGCTCATTGACGCTGATAAAATCGAGGTGAAGCACCTTTGGGCGAAGAGTAATGACGGGGCGAGCAAGGTGGGCTACTTTGGTAACACTGAGGAAGAGGCATGCAAGATTGACGATACATACGCTCCGTTGTTCGTTGGAGCCGATACGGCGAAAAACTCTCCGTTCTATGTAACGAATAAAGGTCACATGGTGTCTAAAAGTGCTACGCTTGGAAGTTTTTCGCTTAACAAATCCAGTCTCCGATACCTCACAGGTTACGATGACGAAGAGCCGGGGTTTGCTCTTTACAACGAATACATGGTATTCCGTGGGTACAGTAGGACTTTTTCGCCCCAAACAAAAAAGTGGACATCGGAAAGGAACAGGCTAATCTGGGTGGGTCGTAACGATTGGGTTTACTCAGTGCCTTCATTGATGAGCAACATACTTGTGCAAGATTCTTTCCCTATGACTACTGATGATACCGCCAAAATAGGATTGCGTATATCCGTAACAGGATGCGATGACAAATATCAGTATGAGAACGTCATGTATAACGGAGCCATGGGCAGTAATGTGTATGGTAATTTTGCGATATATGCAGAGAATGGAATGTATGCGGGATTCAGACCGATGACTAGAAGTGCGAATTACAGTATGAAGTTAACGGAATTGGATTGCGTGATATATGTTCCTATTACGGGCATCACGCTCACCCTCCCTGACAATCCTCAGAGAGGGCAATACTACAAGTTCATACAAGGATCTGAAGGAAAACAAGCCTTCTGGATAAAGTCAAACAGCTATAAGATGTACTGGAATGGGGTTGACACAAATGGGCGTACATCTTTTGATAGCGGCGCATGTAACCAAACAACCGAATTTATATTTTTGGGAGACCACTGGCGTGTCAACTGGTATAGGGAAGCAGCCATCTAAGCAAAGTGGAAGGATAATATCAAATGAATATTTAAAACAACATAAATTATGAAACTGCAATTAGACAACGTAATGGTGCGCCTCTCCTTGGATAGCGAGCAGCGCACGCAGATGGAACTGAGAAAGGAAATCGCCAACGCCATCTACAAGACTGGCAGAAGGGGATTGGCAGATGTGGCACTCTCCACGAAGATGTGGAACGGTAGCAACGATACCGACTACACCGATGAGGAGGTCTCCGCCATCAAGGACTTCGTGGAGAAGAACTTCATCCCAGCCGTCATTGTGGCGGTGAACGAGGTGATTGAGAGTTCGGGTAAGGTTAATCACAGATAATCAATCATAAGCTTATGAAGAAGATAGTTAAAGGAAATGACTTCACGCTGCGAATCCCAGTGATGAAGATGGTAGAGGGGCAGAAAGTGCCCTTTCCTCTCCCTGCTTGCACCGATGTGCAGGTGAGGGTATGCAACCAGTTCAAGCGTATCTCCCTCTCCTATGAGGTGGACGTGGAGAACGACAACGTTATCTTGGCGAGGGTCGAGGGCGATCAGATTCCCCTTGGCACTTATGCCATCGAGGTGAAGGGTAAGATATTCGGCAACGACTGGCGAAGCAACGAATATCCTCAGTTTTCCATCGTGGCAAAGAATGCCGATGCTGACACCGAATTTGGAGAGACCGATGAGGGCGACAATAGTGTGGAAATGGATACCGCTATGGTTATCCTGCCTCCTTCCGTGGAGTTGTCAGACCTCATTTCAGACACAAATGAGGCGTTAGGAAAGGTTGACGGTGCGTTAAGTAAGACAGATGAAGCCGTAAAAAAAGCCAACGATGCCGTAAGTCGGGTAAATGGAGCTCTGAAAAAAGTTCAAAACGTAGATATTGATGTTGACGGCACAAACTTGAATATTACTCGTCCGAGTGGTGAGAAAAAGGAATTTAACCTCATGCAACTCAAAGGCGACAAGGGCGAGCGTGGAGAAAAGGGAGATAAAGGTAACGCCTTTACCTTTGCTGATTTTACACCCGAGGAATTGGCATCACTCAAAGGAGAGAAAGGTGAAAAAGGCGAGCAAGGCGTTAAGGGTGACCCATTCACTTACGATGACTTCACTCCCGACGAGATAGAGGGTTTGAAGAAACCTGCTACCGATGCTGCAAATGAGCTGAACAAGTACTTGGATATTGTCAAGTTACCTGTCGTGGAAACACCAGTATCTGAAACAACTGTTGCTATGGATGCTAACAAGGTGTATGACATTACTGTTGGTGAATCCCTTACCCTAACCCTCAATGCTCCTACAGACTTGACGGTGACGAATGAGTATCAAGGCAGCTTCGACACAGGAGCTACTGCACCAACGGTTACTTTCCCTGCTGATGTGATATGGGCAGAAACACCATCGGTGGAGGCAAATACACATTATGAGTTCAACATCAGATACATTGGTGGCAAGTACTATGGACTTGTGCAAGAGTGGAATATTAATACATAGGAGGAAAACGTATGAGAACAGATAGAAGAAAATTAATGTTTCAATTAGTTTATGAGCGATTGAAGTACATTGAGAACTATTCGAACGCTTACATAGAAACAAGGTTCACCCCTAACATCAATTCTAGTTTCTTATATACCTTTGCCTATACACGGTATCGTAATGATGATTGTTTTGGTGTAGGTTCTTATGCTGCTGGATGGGGATTACACACACATGGGACTAATAATATTGGTTATACTTTTGGTTATGATATAGGGGTGCATTATATAAATGACAATAGTAAACATTCCTTTGGGTTAATAGGTAATCAAGTGATTTATGACGATAAAATGGTTTCTACTTTTACTCGTGTAAAGATAGATCATACTTATCCACTGAAAATATTCTGCGCGCACACCGAATCTCCAGGTAACTACCAGTATCAACGGGTGTATGGCTTGAAATTATGGAATGAAGACATTCTGGTACATAACTTTATACCTGTTCGTCGCCGTAGCGATGGTAAGATAGGTATGTTAGACAAAATAGATGGTCAATTCTATACCTCACCAAATGGTGTTGAATTTATTGGAGGATGACAACTTATTAACAAAAATAGATTATGACAAAACGATGGATTAAGAACGGTGTTTTTGCATCCGACACCATAGAATTAGATGGATGCGTAGTGTGTAACCCAACAGAGGATATGCTGATTAAGGCAGGCTACAAGGAATATCAAGAGCCTGTACCTACTGAGGCGGAGAAACTTGAGCAGGCAAAGGCTGATAAGATAGCGGAGATAACAGCCTACGACACATCCCCTGCTGTCAATTCGTTTTACCTTAACGGAGAACAACATTGGCTCGACTTTAATTTAAGAGACCGAGTATTCGACGGTAATGAGCGAATTGCTTATAAGGGTCGAGAAGAGACTAGCCTTTGGCTTGATGGAAAGTGTTTTGTCATGCCTATCGCAGCAGCTCAAGACTTAATTTGTACTATCGAGGTGTATGCAAAGGATTGCTACAATGTAACCGCTACTCATCAGGCAGAGGTTAATAAGCTGACCTCCATCGAAGAAGTGGAGGCGTACGACTACAAGACAGGTTATCCAGAAAAGCTCAATCTCAAAGTGTAGCACCATCTTATTGAAGCCAATAGAATGGTATCAACGTGTAGCCTTACATACCTGTCAAGTATAGGGGTTGCGTAGGGCTACACATCAGTTTAATTTTCTAAAATTTTAAAGATTATGTATGTATTAAGTATTATTTCATTCCTTCTCTTAGGAGGATTTCTTCTCCTCGCAGCTATGCGTTTTGGAGTGCCAGATATGGTGTCAGATACCTACTATCAGCTCCAAGGCACAACAGGTAGTGAGGTGCTTGGCGGTAAGGTTAAGCGTAACTTCGGTTGGGTGTTCTCTGTGGTGATGTGCTTGGTGGCAGGCTTGATGATGGTGGCTATACTAGACCTAGGTAGAGGCGTGCAGTGCTTGGCTTTCATCGGGTGCGGAGGACTGGCTTTCGTAGGCTGCGCTCCTAACTACCTAGGCGACGAGTCCAAGGTACATAAGATAGCGGCTTTAGTGGCTGCGGCAGGGTGCGTTGGATGGTGCTTGTCAGTCTGTTGGTGGACTACATTGATAGTTGCTTGCCTTTACGCTTTTGCAATGATTAAGGTGTACGACCGCAATCAATTTATTGGGTTCAAGGTCGTGTCATATCATCCTTGGTATTGGCTGGAGGTGTCGGCATTCCTTGATGTGTTCGTTACTTATTGGATAATTTACTAGAAGTAAAAACTATGACTTGGAAGAAATTACTTACATTCAACAAGCGAGACTGGATGGGTCTTGCCTGCTGGCTGCTTATCAGCATATTGATAGGTATTCTTGCTTTGCCAGTAATGGTAGGTAGAGAGATTTATCAGTACAAGCACTACCATCTCTCGCGATTTGAGTGGGAAGATGTTGTGAGGTATTCCGTAGTGATTGTACTCGGTAGTATTATTAATTACTTTATTTTTTAAACAAAATGAGAAAAATAGAAAGAAGTATTGTCCTTGTTTTGATGCCATGTCTGAATATAAGGATATAGAATAAAAGATGTCACCTACCTGAGTTGGCAATATCACACAACCAAGTTCATTCTCTATCAAACTAAGATGGCTCATCAAACACTGATTACGCAAACCCTTTGTCCGAAGGTAGCTACTCCTTCGTTAGCCTTCTGAATGCAAATATACGAATAATTTGCTTACAGATTGTTACTTTAGCAAAGTTTAACTCTAAAAAGTTGCTCAAAATCATTCATTTTGAGCAAAATTGTTTATCTTTACATCACTTTCCTTATTATTAAGAATGAGGAACTAAGAATAAATAATAAACCCAAAAACAAAAGGAGAAGAATTTATGACTAAAGAGGAAGAAGATGAAGTCCATCGGTTAGTTCAATCAGTCGGTGTTGTACAGTTGTCAAGAGTAATGTTTAAGGGTATGGACGTTAGCGAAATGATTAACGTAATTATCCTTGCAGGTAGAGGCTACAGCGTGAAGCTACTCACTTTGTTCAAGTATTATTGTGAAGTGATGCCTCTGTTTATCATGCTTTTTCATATTGCATGCATGGTAACATTTGCGTCTCATGAAAAAGAAATGTGCGTATGGTTTAAGGAGAATTGGGTATCGGCAGCATTTATCTATTTTTCCGTTTACATCCATCCGCTTGTGCTTATAATTGCGAGCAGATTCTTTTGGCTCCGCTACAGATGGCGTATTCCGATGATTATCTACCTATTTGGGATAAATGCTATTCATATCGTATACTGGAATGTTTTTACCACCAACGAAATGGTGGAAGCTAATGTTGTAATACTTGTAATGACCATTATATTTTATGTATATGGTTTTGCCGATAAGTATTTCTCAGGCAAGGGCTGTCAAAGTTTAATCTCTAGATTATAATGATATGGGAAAGTTATTTGGTTATCACACCTTGGGAGTGTTATTAAAATCGTTGTCTGACTCTTGCTTTCGAGCAGACGAGCAAAAGAAGAGAGGGGAGAAGGTAACTGCTTGCGGAATGAGTAGCGATGAGATAGAAGACCTTTGTGAGAACTATCTGCCGTATGCTCTCAACCCGATGATGAGCACAGAGGAAGTCAAGGAGAAACTGCACGTTTCTGATGCTACACTCAATCGTATGGTTGCGAGAGGTGACATTCCAAACGGTGAGTGCAAGAAGCGTGGGCATACCCGATATTTTAAGAAGTGGGATATACTACACTACATAAAAAGCAAGAGAGGTAAGTGATTGCCTCTCTTTTTTGTTATTTATGATATTACCTCCTATCACCTTAAACTACTGATAATCAACCACTAAAAGAAAGTGTGATAGAGTTATATTTGCTCTCCCCTATTCTTTGTACCTTTGCGTCCGTAACGTTACAATAGTGTTAGTTAATATTAAGGATAACTTAAAAAGATTGTATCATGGAGATGACAGATGCAAAAGTAGTAGAGAAGAAAATCTACGAAGAGGGAAAGAAGCACGATGATTATGCTTCTAAGGCAACAGGTAATGCTGGCTTGACACTGGGTAAACAAAAATAATGCTCAGTATAAACTCTCTTAATTGCTGGGAACTCCTTGGAAAATAGGACAATCAGCAGCCAAGATTGTGCGTTCATTACATGCAAAGGTTACAAATGGAAATATGCACAATAAGGTTCAACGACTATCCCGAAAGGGAGTACACTCAAGCGAGTGGAAATGGAGAGTATCTCGTGAGAGATAAAGATATAGTCTTATCTGTATGGTAACATACAGCAGTTCATTAGAGAACGGGTAAGGTGGTTGCGTACCTTATCGAAAGTTAGTGATTATCGGCACAGCACTCGGTGCTGGTGCTTGGTTGCTTGGCGGTAACAACCGCAGTGTGTTTGGTTCACTCGGTGGCAGCAATATGCCTGAGAACGTGAACATCAACGCCTATGGGGCTAACGCAAGTTCAAATCAGCCAACTGCCTTGCAGGTAATGGAGAAGGAATGCGATGATGAGGTGAAGTTGCTTACCTACATGTTCGGTATGAAGCTCGACACCGCTAACAAGTTCTACGCTATGCGAGAGACAGACATCGCTGAGAAGTTCTCTATGTATAAGGGTGCTAACGATGCTATCAACGCCGAGAACCGCCGTGCAATGCAGGCTGAGTTCGGTCTTTACAAGTCTCAGGTTGATGCGGACTTCGGTCTGTACAAGAATCAGAGAGACCAGTACGATGCGTTGCAAGCAAAGTATAGCGACCTCGACAAGAAGGTAGCCGTTATGGAAGCCCTCACTCCTTACAAGGAGAAGCTGATGATGGCTTACGTGAACGAGAAGTGCTGCCGCAAGATTGATGGTCAGCTTGTGCTCCCTTCTACGCCAGTAGTTACTGGTTACGGCAGCTACGGCTGTAATTGCACCGCTCCTTCCACTCCCACTACAGGAGCGTAACAGAGCAGTAAGGAAGTCGGTTAGACGGACTAAGAAAAAATGAGTTGGTGAGGGGTGTTTGCCCTCTTTGGCGGATGCCCTCTCACCTCTCTATAATATATCACCAACTTTAAGATATTGATTATGATGAATTTCGGAAACAGCCCTTTGCTTGATATTGGCACAGGTCAGCAACAGCCGCAGATGATGGATGCAGAGCTACAGAAGATGTATGATGCGATACAGCAGAAGCGAGCATCTATCAATATGCAAGCGCAGCAGTCACCCACACCACTCTGGGATGAGATTGATAAGATTGAGGACAATCTTACAGGCGCACAACGTCAGTACTTGATGCAAAATCAGGAATACGTCAATAGCTTGCAATATGTGTCTAAGCTAGTGCAAGACGAGGAATTGCGCATCATACGCCCCCGTATCGAAAGTACTCAGCAAGGGCAGGAGGCATTAAAGAAACATCTATCTTTGATGCAGCGTTTGAGAAAAGAAGTAGCGCAAGCAGAAGAACAAAAATCTGCTATGCTCAACGATTATATGACTAACCATAGCGACAAAACTTGGCAAGAGTATCTCGCTTGGTACAATAAAACACATAAAGGAGAAACTAAGAAATGAACGTAACGGAACTTAAAGAGAAGCTGCTTACATCGCTTGATATGTGGGCAGACGCAAGAATTAGCGATATGGTGAAGGAAAACCCTGCATTGGCTATCCCTTCCGTATATATGAAGCGAGCATTGCACAACATCATTGCAAAGAATAAAGATAGTTGGGGCAAGAGTATTGACAACGCTACCCTATTCATTGCCGATGAAAACGGGAACATAGATGCCAACACGATATTTGAAGATATGATGCAGTTGTTGAAGACAGTCGAAGACTATCACTTTGATTTTGGTATCGTTCACGGTCATATCAGTAACGGAGCTATCTCAATCGACCTTCCCGACAACATAGCCACGGCTATCCTCTTCGGCAGCAAGCGAAGTATCAACTTCACAGAGGAAGACTTTGTAGAATTGAAGGATTTGGTAACAGCATAAATATATATAAGGTATGGAACAAAAGGAAATTATGAGTAAGTTTGATGAGCTATATCAAAAAATGGCTACATCAGGCGAACAGAAGTACATGAATGTATTTGGAGATACAATGAAACGTATGATGAGCGATATGGTTGAATTGAAGCCAGAGCTTGCAAAAGAGTATTTTGATAGATTGTGCTCTATCAACTGGGATAATTATCTCACAAAAAAAGAGGCTATCAATATCGTGTCTCTGATGAATCCAAAGGCAGCTTGGAATATGCAAGATTGGGTTGATTCAATGGAAAATGCAGGTCTTCACATGGAAGAAGCACCATATTATAACGATTATGCTCTTTACGTTGTGATGAACCAAGTTGTAAGCGACCACGGTGAGACCTTCGCTTGCATGCTCGATAAAAAATCACTGAACGATATAGAGCCGAAAGAACTTACTAAAACCGCTTATAAATTCGCCATTGATTTGCTTAAAGACGAAGACAAAGCGTACAATATAAGAGAATACTTTTTGAAGTAATTATACAGTTTGAATCATTTTAAAGGAGAGGTCTTTTCAAGGTCTCTCCTTATTTGTTTATTGAGAAAAGAGAAAAATATGAGCATTCTGAATATTAAAAGCTATCTTTGCAAACAAAAACATATTATGATTGAACAGATAGGAAATACAGGTACAAGAGCTACAGGAATACTTCTCTTCGGAGGGGAGCTAACGTCGATGATATATGATATGAAATGGATGCTCATTGCCATTGGGCTTTTGATTATCGCTGATTACCGCCTTGGTTGCGAGGAAAGCAAGATACAATACAGAAAGGCAGTAGAAGAAGGTAACGAGGTGCTGAAAGAAAGATATAAATTCAGAGGCTCACGTGCCCGAAGGCAAACGGCAAATAAGCTCATAGATTATCTTATCTACATGATGGTCGGCATATCAATAGGCAAGGCACTACTCCCTCAGCTTTCAATAGATTATATCTGGGGCGGTTGGGTTGTGGCATTCTGTATTGCGGCATTCATTGAGATACCGAGTTCAGCAGGTCATCTGTTCTATGTAAGAGGTGTGACGGTAAAGAAAAAAACAATATCTGGATTTACTAAGGCATTCGTTACGGCTCTCGCCAAAAGCAAAAGTGAAGATGTGGGAAATGCTTTAAATGAAGGATTTAAATCTGTGGAGGAATAATGTATGAATATAACAGCAACGCAATTACTGGCGATTATGCCAAACGCCAAGAAGAGATACGATAAGTTTCTTCCTTATATCAACAGATATGCCGATAAGTTTGAAATCAATACGCTTATGAGGATGGCTCATTTCTTAGCTCAGATTGCACAAGAATCAGGTGAGCTGAGATATACGCAAGAGATAGCAAGCGGAAGAGCCTACGAAGGCAGAAAAGACCTTGGAAATACACATAAAGGTGACGGTGTGCGTTTCAAGGGTCGAGGACTTATGCAAATCACTGGTCGCACGAATTACAGGGCTTGCGGAAAGTACTGTGGATTTGACCTTGAAAATAATCCTCAGATGTTGGAGCAACCTCTTTGGGCGGTTGAATCTGCTATGTGGTTCTTTTCGGTGTATAAAAATCTCAATTCTCTAGCTGATGCTGATGATATTGAGAATATAACAAAGAAAATTAACGGTGGCTTGAATGGCTTTGATGAGAGAAAGTTATATCTACGAAGATCCAAGAAAGCCTTAAATATTAAATAAGATGAAGCGATATAATGAAAAATTTTGGTGTTGGGTGCTGCTGATACTTATCCTGCTCGGCGTTTGCTCAGCTCTTATTGGCTGTTCAACTAAAGAGAAGGTGCTTACAAAGCAGACGTATATCAGCAACTATCAGCAGCGTTTTGATTCCATCTTCAATGCTCGTTTCAAGATGTCTTTTGAACAATATCAGAAGTTTCAGAAAGAATTGCATGAGACGAGCAAGAAAGAAACGAACCATATTCGAGATAGCACTCGATTGATGGTTGATGAGAATGGGAAGATAATAGGCAAGGAAAGCTATCATTATGAGAGCCATAACTACACAGAAAAAGATATACAGAATCTCAGAGATAGCGTTTCTTATTATAAAGCATACATAGATAGCATAAAGGGTTATCGACTTAAAATCGACTCCTTGCGGAAGGTAAAACAAGATTCCATTCCCTATCCTATGTATATAGAGAAGCAACTAAGCAAGAGTGAAAAGATGTACCTTAAATTAGGTAGAGGTACGTTCTATTTTATTACTGCATTCATTGCTTTGCTCATTATTTTAGCCATTTTAAAATATAAAAAAATACGATAAGAATTAGTTATAGGTAAAAGATTGAAGGATAACAAAAAGAAGGCGGTTGCTCTTGGTGAGTAGTCGCCTTCAATCGTTTAGTATTTCTTACCGCCATGCATATACTCACGGCTCTCGTTATAGCGCATCTTCAATTCAATCTGCTGTTGCAGGTTTACACCAACTGCTTCTGCCCATTGAAACATATACCTAAGAGTGCTACTTAAAAATGTCGCTCTTAGATTATCGTCAAGTATTTCGTCTTCAAAAATCATATTCGATATTTTAAAGGCGTTCTCTGTAAAAGACGAGCATCTAAAATTGATTATATTATATTGTGAAGTAATAATGTCGCCGTTTATATGCTCTCCTTTCACTCCTAAGAAATCAAAGATACGAATGCAAATATCAGCAAGCTCGCTCTCAACTGTTCCTTCTATATTATTTTCATAGAATTTCTCGACCAGACCGTTATGATGGTCGTTAGCAAGTACGCATTCAAGCCCACTCTTTGTAAACTCATCGAACCATCTGCCTTTTCTGTCAGCTTGCACCGCCTCGGCTATCTCCGTTGCTATCATCATAAGCCAATGCTTATCTGATTTTTCTTTCTCGTGCCAGCCGTGCTTTTTTGCGTTTGCGTAGGCACGCTCGACCCAAGCATCAATCTGTTTTTTATCAATTTTCTTAAACATAATTACAAATTATAAATTACTATTTAAATAACTCCAAGAAAAGTCCCTTCTGAGCCACATAAACTGCCTTTCCTATGGCTTTTGTCACTTCCTTAACAAATAGCTCACTATTACCATTATTTGCGCTCAGATGCAATAAAACGATGGCTTTCGCATTATGTAAGTCGCATTCTTTAAGGCAGTCTATACATCTTTCAAGGCTCATGTGCGTAGCCTTTGCTCTTATACCTACTTTCTTAGGGATGATATGCTCTTTAACATTCTTATCAACCAAGCTATCTATATGATTGCACTCTATCAATATATAGTCAAACGGAAAAGTGAACTTATATTTGACGTGATGGGTATCGGTCATAAAAAGCATATTTCCGAAGTCTGGATGATAGATGATGAAGCCACAAGGTTCTTTCGTATCGTGTTCTGTCTCAAAAGCCTTGATAACAAAGTTTTTAACCTTGAACTCTTTAAGCATCGGCACGGCGTGATAATGAAAATCGTTATCATTAGCCTTCTTCTCCTCCAAAGTACCTTTGGTTGCGAAGATATGGAAAGGTCGGGCATATTGAGCGATAAACTTTGCGTGGTCTCCATGGCTATGAGTAACCAGACAGCCGACCACCTTTTGCATATTGCCGCAAAGCTCTGTTGCCGCATCTTGCAAAGGCATTCCGCACTCTATGATAAGTGCTTCATTATCATTCTGTAAGATATACCCATTTCCGCTTGAGCCACTACCTAAAACCGTTAATCTCATATTATTCAGATTTATTGAAAGGAGAAGGATTCCTCCCTCTCCCTTTTATGATTGACTACTGTTGCTTAAATATATCTGGCACTTCTTGCTTACCCATTGGCTGCGGCTTAGGCTTGGAGCTGTTTTGAGCCGCATTTTCTTTATTCTGAGCGGCTGCTTGCCCCTTACTTTCATTATTACTCTGCTGCTGAGATTGAGCTGCTTCTGCGCCGTTATTCATACCTAACTGCTGAGAATTAGCCTCCTTCCTTTCTTTCTCTTGTGCGGCGGCAAGCTGTTCATCTTGATTTCCATTTGCAAGTTGCTCAACGTTATCAGAAGTAATCTCTGTATAATCGGCATCTTCCAAATCTTCCTTTACGGCGAGACCACACGTAATCTCTGGGCAGTAAACAGACTGAAAACGAGTGGCGGCACGATAGCGAAGCATCTGCTCTGGCTCTACCTTCCAGTTACTACCATCTTTCTGATACCAACCTTTCTGTTTTGCCATTCCGATTGTAACGGTTGAACCTTTCAATACCTCGCCTTGCTTATCAATCGCAAAGGCATAGCATCCCCAATCATCCTTACCTGCTGTACCAACGAACTCATATCTGAGCTGAGTAGCGAAAAGTCCACTTGCATTGATACAAGCAACAAGGAATTTTGCCGAGAATGAAGGCATACCGTACACAACATACACATTTTGCATAATCATCAGTGGGTTTGTGTGCAAGCGTTGTGCAATATCAATAGCAATCATTGTATTGCCAATATTGCCTTGAAATGTCTTTGGAACGATGGTCGAGGCAGATAAAATCTTTGCCATCTGAAATCCTGTATTAAAACTCTGTTGGTCGGCAAACATATTCAATCCGACACTTACCTGTGGCTTTGAAACCACTACGTTATTTTCTCCCATTATCGTAACATTTATAGGTTATACTTAAATTGATTCAATCTTCAAAGGCTGACCGAACACACATTGTAAGAAGATGGTCTGTTGCTCAACGGAAACGATATTCTCCGCTGATTCCTTGCGGTCAACGAAAAGTGGAACATAAAGGTCGTATGCCTTTGATATGCCGCTGATAATATCAACGCCCATATCAATCACCGTACCATCATTAGTGTTATCGTAATCCACGCCATCCTTATCAATAGCGGAGCAAATTGCCTTCTCGTCATCATTCGAAGTATTCTGCTCATAGAACTTCCAACGAACCAAAGAGAAGAATGAATTCACCTTCTCCTCAACGAGCGTAATCTTTGCCTTCTTGCAAGCCTTGATTTGCTTCATTGCCTCATTACAATCAGCGATAATCTTCGCAAGTTCCAAAGAACGAGCATTGAGCTTTTCTTTCTCCTTTTCGATTCTCTTGTTTGTTTCCTCACTTGCAAGCTGCTTGATTACCTCATCACGTTCATCAGATAAAGTTTTTTTATCAGCCTTATTCTTCTCAGCAGAGTTATCAATCTTTTTGGCAGGCTTATTTTCCTGAAGAGCTGCTAAATCACGGTCAAAAACGACTTTCTCAACAGAATGCTCCCAATTCATGTTTTGCAAATCAGTGCGCTTCTTGATAAGCTCATCGTAAGTGGTTTGAGCATTCTTTACTGCCTCTTCATCGTGAGCCTTAGTAATTTGCTCAAAGGTATTAATATTACCCTTAATGACAGCAATCTGACTATTCAGCTCGGAAGCCTCATTCTGATACTCTGTTAGCTTTGCCGATTTATTCGCATTGAACTCGGCTACGGCGTTTGCATATTCTTTTTCCTTCATTTCGTCCGTATAAGGACGACCACAAACAGGACAAACATCTGTTTGCTTGAAGTTACCAAATTCCTTCTCGTTAGCATCGTTCCATAACTTCATTTTATTATTGAACTTCATTTGAACTTCGGGGAGCTTTGATTTCGCATCGGTGTACGCCTTAATATTATTCATGCCTACATTCTTTGCGGTTTGCAATTTCGTACAAGCCTCTGAGATTTGCTTGGTCAAGCTATCAATCTCATTCATCTTCTTATCTTGCCAAACCTTTTGAGCGTTAGCGACCTTCTCATTGTGCGCTTGCAAATCAGCAAGATACTTCTCCATAAGAGGGTCTTTTTCACTCTTCCCTTCGAGTGCGGCATCAATGGCAGAAATCTGCTTATCAAGTTCTTCCTTGCGCTTGCGAAGTGATTCAAAGTCAGCCTTGACAACTAAAGCATCTTGCGCATTCACCTTTGCAGGTATTTCTCCCAGTTCCTTATCAGCTTTCTTCTTCGAGGTATTATGCTGTGCGTAAATCTCATTCAAATCTTTCTTCTCAACTATCACACCTTGATAGACGATAGGATAAGGTTGCATCAGCTTTTCCTCATCAATCTCTCCAGCCATAGACATCAACATCTTGCGGCGGTCATCAATCTTGTATGACATAAAAAGATTGATATTGCTTTGCATGAACCATTGATTATAGTTGCAAAGCTCACCGAGCTTTTTCTTGAAAGCAGAATCAGAAAGCGGAACATCATTGAAAAGTCGCTCCGTTTGCGTTCCATTCAACTTCTCATCGGCGGTGTCTTTTGCTACCCACTTCTCGGTGAGAATGCGCTGAATCTTTACCTCACGCTCATCGTTGATATTGAGTATAATGGTTACTGAGGTTTCCAACTTATGAACGACCTCGTTATTCTTATCAAGTGGTTGAACTATTCCATTCTTCTTGCTAAGAACGCCGAAAATACCCCAAAGATAAGCATCATAGATTGTTGTCTTGCCTACCTTATTGCCACCGCTGATAAGCATATTGTGGCTGAACTCGATCTCTTGACTCCGAACATTCTTAAAGTTCTGTAAAGTCATGGACTCAATTTCAATTTTCATTATTGTATCATTTTTGATTAAACTAATTCTTATTGATTTGCATACGGATTCTTTTACAAATCTCGTTCACCTTATCAATATTGATTTCCTTAGTTACTTTATTTATCTCTTTTGCTTTATCTACCTCAATTTCAGATAATCTATTAGCTCTATCAGTATCGAACTGCTTTAAAGCCTCCATTATATTTTGAGGATTGACAGTCTTGCCTACGTATATCGTTCCGTAGTTTCCTCCGATGAGCGATTCCAAGAAATATGTAATCTCGCTTGGTGTAAGGTAATAGTATATATTACGTATTCGCCTTGCGATAATCACTATCTGAATGCTATTTATAACATCAGCAGCACCAAGGATGCGGAAAGCATCTAAAAGCTGAGCCTTTATCCATTTTAATGCGATTCCTTCTCCTATTTTCTTATCGATAAGAACTAAAGAATTTTCATCACTTAGTGCCTCAGTCAAATTAGCTACTTGTTCTTTTCTCTGACTTACTAAAGGATATTGCTCATAAAAGCTTTCTTCATTGTCAGTCAGCTTCAAAGACCTCTGCCGCTGTTCTTGTAAAGGCAAGTTCTGTTTGTTGTTTTCTTGCTGTTGGTTCATCATACTCAGAATAGATTTCATCTTCCCAAGCACGGCTATTGAGATAAGTAAGAGGATGCTTTTGATAGACTTTTTGAGTGATAGAAGCCACATATCTTGGAGTTGCCTCGATACAAGCCTTTCTATCCTTCTTCGTCATGTGCTGCCATTTTTTTAGGCATTTCTCCTTTCCTACTTTCTTATTATAAAGATTCCACCAATCCTCAAATTCCTTATTAATAATAGAAATTGATTGAGGAGGAATGACCTCATAGCCTTTATGGGTCAATAGTTCGATTGCTTCTTGTATCTCCTTTTCCATTGTTACACCTTAATATATATTATATATATTCGCCACCCCAAAATCTAGTTATCTCCGCTCCTGCGATGGCTATTTTCCCATTTGGTCTTATAATGCCTTTAAGCAAGCCTCCTTTGATATATCGGTAAATTGTCGTTACACTAATCTGTAACTTTTCAGCCGATTCCTTGATAGAGTATCTTCCTCTTGGCTTTACATCAGGCGGCTCATTTATCATCTATCACCTCCTTCCCGAAATTATTGCGTCTCAGAACCCCATAGATTGACGCTTCTGCCGCATAGTTAAAGTCACTCATTGTGCGCCGCACAGCCTCAGACTTTTTGAGACCCTGCTCCATGTATCTGCTTACAGATAAGCAAACCATGCGCTCTTTGTCTTTTTGACCATTTATAACCATATTTAACTATAAATTTATATAAAAAATAATATAATATTACTATCTTTGCACCCAAATAAACAAGGTGTCTTTTTAATACACCGCAAAATTAATAATTTTATTTGAGAAGCTATTATTTTCTATTAATATTTTAATAATAATTAATATAATTATATGAGTACATTGCTAGAAAGGGCAAAAAATGCCGCAAAGTATGAGAATATGTCGATGGTTCAGTTCCAAGAGGCTCTTGGGGTAAGCATCAGTCACTTCTATAATGCAAATTCTCTTTCATTGAAAGTTATGAAGGCTTTGGAGGAGAGATTTCCTGAGATTAATGCAGAGTGGTTGCGCACAGGAAATGGTGAAATGATAGATGAAGAAAAGGTCAGGGAGCAAAAGAAAGCGGAAAGTGCCTTTCGCATTCCTCTCCTTCCTATCGCTGCACAAGGTGGAACTCCAGATGATTTCGAGTGTCAGATTGAGAAACATGATTGTGAAATGATGCTTTCTCCTATCGAGAATGTATCTTTGGCTATTCCCGTAACTGGCGACAGCATGTCGCCAGAGTTTCCTAGCGGAAGCAAGGTGCTTGTGCAAAAGGTTAACGAGAAGGCTTTCATTGAATGGGGGTGTACCTATGTACTCGATACCGTGAATGGAGCAGTTATCAAGAATGTATTTCCTGCAAAAGATGATGATACGAAGGTTATTTGCCGCTCTGTTAATCCTAACTTTTCTGATTTTATAGTTGACACATCAGATATAAGAGGATGGTATCGTGTCCGCTGCTGCATAACCATTAAATAACTATCAATAAGTTAAAACGAGCAAATTTCGTGCAAAAGGAAAAGCTAATTATACACAACAACCTGTAAATCAGCGCATTATCAATGGATATTCGATTATTCAAAAATAATGCCTACTTTTGCACTATTCAACCTTTTATTAGACAAAAGTT